GCGCGACGACCTTGGGGTGGTTCACGAGACGCGCCAGGTGGGGGAACAGGTAGAGCCGCTCGAGCTGCGGGATCGCGAGGGTCTGAGCTACGATCGAGTCGGTGAACTCGAACGAGTGGGCGCGCACGGTCATCGGGATCTTCATCCCCTCGAGCGAGCGCGACACCGTGAGGGCCGAGGTCATGTGGTGGACGTGGATGATGTCGGGGTTGAAGGCGCGAACGGCGTCCAGAAGGCCTTCCCGGTAGATCGGGACCTGGTTCTCCCCCTCGCTCGTCCGGACCATCGGGCTCCAGACCCTCACGTCGACCCCGGTGCGGAGCATGAAGGCGACATCGGCGGTGACGTAGGTCTCGGAGAGCTGGGGGTACTTCAGGGCGCCGTAGAGAACCTTGATCACTGCACGACTCCACGCAGATTCATCGCCTGGATCATCTCCTCGGCGGAGGGCTCCGTGTAAATCTGCGTGGAGGACGGCTTGTGGCGGAGGAAGCAGGTCACGATGTTCATCGCCTCGTTGGCGAGCTCGCTCTTCCGCATCGACATCAGCAGCATTCGAGCCGCGGTGTGGCGGAGCGCGTGGAACGAAACGTTGGGCGAGATCCCGGCCTTCTCGGCGTAGTAGGCGAAGAGGTAGCGCGCGGTGCGCGCGCCGAACGGGAAGAGGATCGAGCCCTTCGGTCCGACGACGCGCCGGCGCGAGGGGAGCACCGTGCTCTCGAGCAGCTTGCGGCCAGCGTCTCCGGTGTAGACGCGGTCCTGGAGGTTCTTCCGGCGCTTGAGCGTCGAGACGCGGAAGTACCCCGAGCGGATCGAAGAGAAGTCGTCGAACTCGAGGCTGAGAACTTCGCTGCACCGCAGCCCGAAGTTGCCGGCGATCGCGAAGAGGTCGTAGGCGTCGTAGCCGTACCGACGGTGATCGCTCTTGGGAGCGTCGAGAAGGGCCTGCAGCTCGGTGCGCTGGAGGACCTTGTCCTGCGAGGACTTCGACTCTCCCTTCGCTGCGCGGTAGCCGCCGCGGTGGACGTTGAAGATGTCCGCCATCCTGCCAGCTTCCTCCATCCTCAGGTGGCCCCGGCCTACCCGTTGTAGTAAGCCGCCCTGGGGGGCAGTATACCGCGGTTGAGGCCAAATTCAAGGTTTCGTAGGGGAGAGACGAGTTATTCCGCTTTCAGCGGAAGTGGCAGCAGACGAGAAGTGTTCGCCCGAGTCTGCTCGAAGGGAAAGCCGGGCGCCGGTCCTCCCCCGTGAAGGAGAGGACCGGCACGAGCCGACTACCGACGGACCTTGAAGCAGCCCTTGCGGCCCTTGTGGTGCCGCGAGCCGCGGGGACAGGTCCCGTTCTTCCGGGCCTTCACGCGACGTGCCATCTGAGGATCCTCCTACACAAAAAGCCGACGACTATTTCTTCGGCGCGAGACACAGCTCCCGCGTCCCACCGTTCACCTTGATGACCTTCTTGTTCCAGCCGACGGGGCACGCCCCGCCCTTCTTCACGAACTTCGCCTTGGGTTTCATTCTCGCCACGGCAGCCTCCTATGTGGGGATGCGGTTCTTGGTGGCGACCCACTGCCGCGTGGAGTCGCTGATGACCGCGACCGCGTTCGCGCGATCGGCCTTCTTCACCATGATCCAGTGGTAGGCCCCGTTGGTGAAGATGTCGCAGTCGATGCCCTTGTTCTTGAGAGCGACCTCGTTGGCGTCGACCAGGCTGGCGTCGGCGTCGTACTGCACGACCTCGTCCTTGGGCGCGGGGCGGAGGACCAGCTCCCAGAGCGCGCCGCCGGCGGCGGCGACCAGGGGGTACACGAGAAACCACATGGGAGGTGCCTCCTTAGAGTTCGTACTGCCCGAGCTTGGACATCGTGACGTGGACGATCCAGGTGAAGCCCACCATCGCGACCGACCAGATCCCCCGCGTGAGGAGCGCCTCCAGCAGCGTTGGTCCGGCCGTCCCGATCGGCATCAGCCAGTACGACAGCAGGAACGAGATCCAGAAGGACAGGCAGGCGGGACACTCGGAGAGCGTCTTCAGCCAGGAGCCCTGCTCGTTGCGAAAGATCATGTAGTCCAGGCGGGAGAGAACCCACCGGACCGGCGCCCCTACCTTGAGGAGCGCGACCGAGATGGCGGCGCCGTACACCGCCAGCGCAAAGACGGCGATTTTCACCTACTTGGAGGCGCTCAGGACCAGAGCGGTGATAATGCCCGCCGCGACGACTCCGCCGCCGATGGGCAGGGCGTACTGCATGAAACCGCTCTTCAGGTCGTCGATCCGCTTGTCGACGTTGGCGAGAGCCGCCTTCAGGGCCTCGTCCGGGGTGGCGCCCCGCTCGTAGGCCGTGAGCATCGCGTCGACCGTGGGGATGATCTTCTCCGTGGCGAACAGCCGGCGCTGCGTCCCCTCGTGAGCGAGCCAGTGGGCTTCGCCGCCGTTGAGGTAGACGGTGAGCTGCCCGTTGAAGAGCTGGCCCTTGTCGAGCGCGTTCAGGTTCGCGACCTGGGTCATGATCGCGGCCTTCGAGGTGTCGTTGAGCCGCAGGACGCGGGCGTAGAGCTTCGCTTCCTGCGCGATCGCGGTCTGGAGCCGGGGCATGGCCTCGGTCCAGGCGATGTTGCCCAGGTTGATCCGGCCCAGCCCGCGGAGGCGGACGGGGAACCGCTCGTGGAAGCCATCGGCCGCCAGCATCGCGGGCGGGTTCACTTCCGCGCCGTCGACGCTGTAGGGGTACGCGCGCCGGCGGCCCAGGTCGTAGGCCGAAACCCCCAGGCCCGCGCGGCCCGAGGGGTCTTCGGCGCTGCCCGTGGCATCGTCGGCGTAGGCCGTGCCCATACGCACGGCGGCGTCGTCTTCCCGGAGGCCCGCCAGGTCATAGGCGGACACGCCCATCCGGACGGAGGCGTCATCCTCGCGCAGGCCGCGCAGGATGTAGCCCATCCGGAACGTGTTGGTCACGCCCGCGATCTGGCCGTACTGCTCGATCGCCATGGCCTCGGCGCTCATGGAGTCGACGTCGGCCATGCGACGCTTCTTGCCCTTCGCCAGGCGGCGGCCCGGCAGCCGGGTGTACTCGGTGCCGTAGTCGCCCTTGTACCGCAGGAGGCGGTACTGGGTGCCGTAGCGGGCGCCGTAGCGCGAGTCGCCCATTCGGACGGCCGCGTCATCTTCCCGCAGGCCGGCGAGATCGTAGGCGCTCACGCCCATGCGGACCGCCGCGTCGTCTTCGCGCAGCCCCGCGAGGTCGTAGGCCGACACGCCCATGCGGATGTCGTAGTGGTCCTCGACCATCCCGCCCATGCGGCCGTCGGAGACGAGCAGGCCCATCTGGGCGACCCGGTGACCGGCCGCCGAGCCCTCGGCGCTGCCGCTGGCGCCGTCGAAGTCGGTGAGCCCCAGGCGCACCGCCGCATCGTCCTCGCGGAGGCCCGCGAGATCGTAGGCGGAGACGCCCATCCGAACCTCGGCGTCGTCCTCCCGGAGCCCGGCGAGGTCATACGCCGAGACGCCCATGCGAACGGCCGCGTCGTCCTCGCGGAGACCGGCCAGGTCGTAGGCGCTGACGCCGAGACGCACCGAAGCATCGTCCTCGCGCAGACCGGCGAGGTCGTAAGCCGAGACGCCGAGGATGTCTCCTTCGGCGGAGCCTTCCGCGTCGGGCGCATAGGACGTGCCCATGTTGCCGAGCAGCGAGAAGTGGGCGTTCCGGCTCATTTGGTGGCTCCCTTCTTACTCAGGCAGCACCCCGGCTTGACCGAAACGGTCTTGGCGGGCTTGCCGCGCTGGACGATGTTGATATTCACCGACGGCTGGACGGGAGCCGTCGTTTTAGGCGCCGGAGGTCTGGGCGGGTTCGGCACTCTTCGTCTCCGCGATCGGGGGCGGCACGATCTTCTTGAACGGCGGGGCGATGGGCTTCACCATCGCCTCCCTCAACCCCGCGATCTCTTGTCGGATTGTATCCCCGGTCGCCTTGATGTCAAGTCCCGCCTGTTTGATCGACTTGATCAGGGGGGAGTTGTCCTGGTCGCCGGCGACCTCGGCCAGCTTGATGAAGGCGGGCATCGAGTTTCGGTTGGCGAGGAGTCCGACCTGGAAGGCCCCGGCGATGTTGGGGAAAATGACCTTGCACCCGAAGTAGATCACGCAGAGCTGGAAGAAGAACATCACCATCGCCGTCGCAAGGGCGGCCTGGCTCCTCATGAACCACATGATCGCCACCGAGCCCAGGCCGTACACGATGTAGCCGAGCATCATGTAGACGGTGCCCCGGAACTGGACCTTCTTCAGGATGGCCGAGACGTCGCGATCCCACTTCGCCTGCTCCGAGGCGAGCTCGTTGCGGGGCTGCATTTTGACCGTGGTGTCCTTGTGGATGCTCTCCATTCCATTCCTCCAGAGATATGAAATCAAAGGCCCTTCTGGGCCTGGCAACTTTCGTAGGTGGACTGCCAGAGCTTCGCGACCTCGAGCTTGGCCGGATCCTTCGTCGAGAAGTGGCCGCGGGTCGACTCCCAGTTCATGCCAGTGGCCGTGTTCGCGGCGGCCGCGCAGTCCCTGAGCAGCGCCTCCCGCTCGGCCTTCGTCATCTTGGGAGCCTTCGGCTCGGAGCCCTCGTCCGGTCCCTCCTCGAAGTCGGGCTCCTTGCACGACGCGCGCTCGAGCTGGTCGCGCAGCGACCGCGCCCGGACGATCAGCTTGTGGTCGTTGGTGTCCTCAGCCTTGCGGATCGCGTTCTCGACCTTCGTGCTCTCGGCGTTCACGAGATTCTTGATCTTGTCCGAGACGGCCTTCACCGATTTCTCACGCTTCGAGACCTCGCGCTTGGCGAAGTACTTCGAGAAGAAGGGGACGCCCTTGAGGCGACCCTTCCCGCCCGAGCCGCCCGAGGGCGTCGGGTTGGAGATGCCACCCTTGAGCCAGGTCTTCTTCACGCGATCACCTTCCACGTCACGTAACCCGCGAGCAGGAGGCCGAGCCCCGCCAGGCCGTAGGTCAGGACGGTCATCCCGGAGCCCACCGCCTTGTTCAGCCTCTCGACAATGTCATCGGCGTTCTTGGCCTGCTCGAGGCTCTTGTCGATCTCGTTGTCCTGAGCCTCGAGGCCGGCGTTCGCCGCGGTGAGCGAGTTGAGCTCCACCTTGAGGGCCGCGATCCGGCCGGCGTCGGACTGCGTCCGCTCTTCGGGGGGCGTGTTCAGGATCCGGTTGAGCTCCGACTGGCGCTGGTCGATGACCACCTGGTTCAGGACCCGCGTCTCGACGTTCTTGCGCTTCGCGTCGCGCAGCTTCTCGGCCTCGCGGCTCTTGGAGTCCATGAGGTACTTCGCGAGATTGTAGATCGCGAGGATCAGCGCCAGGATGACCACGACGATGCCGATCACCAGCGGCAGGCCGCTCAGACCGGCTTCGGCCGAGGCCTTCTTCACGGTGTCGACCAGACCACGATTGTCGTAGAGGTACTCCACGCAGTCCCAGAGGCTCTGGCCGGGGAAGTCGAGCGACACCAGCTTCATGCCGCCCTGGACGCCGCTGCCGACGACCTGGACGCCCTCGAAGCTCGTGTACCTCGTGTAGCCGACCTGCCAGCTCTGCTCGCGGCTGCTGACCAGCCGAGCGATGCCGTCGAGGACGATGTCGGCCTGGTCGGTGATCAGCGTCACGGCATCGCTCGAGGCCTTGAAGACGCTGGCCTGTTCGGCCGTCGCCTCGAGCGTCGACTCATCCGCTTTCATCCCGAGGATCGAGAGGGTGGAACGAACCGAGCCCAGGAAGTCGAGAGCGGGCTTGAGCTGCCCGATCAGGCCGCCCATCTTCTGCGACACGATCTTCCGGCCTGCCGAGATCATCTGCCCGAGGCGCAGGAGGTCCTTCGTCGACAGGAGCATCAGGATCTTGAGGTCGGCGGGATTCATCATCGACGCGGGTTCCGCGCCCATGGTGAAGCGACCCAGGTCGCGGATCCGGTTGGGAACGACCATGATGCTCATCGTTTATCTCCGCGCAAGAGCATAACCCACTCCGCCCGCGGCCGCAACCCCGAGGCCCACCAGGATGTAGGTCCAGGGGACGCCAGAGCTCGCCCCCTTGTCGATGGCAGCCTGGATGGCTGCGGCGGCATCCTTGCCGTCGATCGCGGCGGACGTGACCAGAGCCTGACGGCCCGCTTCGATCGCCTTCCACACTTCGGGGGTCGCGTGAGCCTTCACCGCATCGGCCAGAGCGTGCTGCTCCTCGGTCATGATGTTCGTGCCGGCGCCACGGTCGAACTCGGACATCGCCACGAACTGCCCGATGGCCTTCACGGACGTCGGGCGGAAGCTCGGGTCGTTCACGAACTTCTGGATCTCGGAGACCTCGCCCGCGATCTGCTGCTGCGTCCCCATGTCAAAGGAGTGCAGGATCGCGTTCGCCTGCCACGCGCCCTGGCCGTTGGTGAGGGCCATGGCCGCCGGCAGCGCGGCCGCCTGCGTGATCTGCTGCTGGGTCGGAGGAGCCTGCACCGGAATCGGAGACACCGAGACGGCGCCGGGGGTCGCCGGGTTGGGCTGGGTCACGACTCCGGGGCCGGGGGTAGCGACCGGGTTCGGGTCCTGGTAGATCGTCCCGTTGATGTTGATCGGGTACTTGATTCCGGGGGCCTGCTTCGGGTCGCTCGTCGGGTTGCCGTTCGCGTCGATGAGCTGGCCGTTGGGGATCGGGTAGTTCGCCGCCTCGTAGTACTCCTGCGTCTTCCGATTGTAGTCCTTCACTTCCTTCAGGAACTCGGCCTGCTGCTGGGCGTTGAAGGCGTTCTGCGCCCGCTTGGCCTTCTTCTCGTCGACCTTCTGGGCGTACACCTTGCGCGCCGCGGCGGCCGCCGCCAGCGCCACGGAGGCCGCCTGGCCCACGCCGGGGATCACGTTCACGACCAGCGCCGCCACCGAGAGGAACGCCGGCGACTTCACCACGTTCACGATCTTCTTCGCGACGGTCTTGTGGATCCGCTTCACCGCCTTGACCGCGCGCTTGAAGAAGCTCTTGCCCAGGTAGAGGCCGTTGAGCTGGTACGCGAGGTTCTGGACGTCGTCGTACCCCGAGATGTCTCCGAGCGAAAGGGTGGAATCGAGACTGTTCCGGACGCGCTTGTTGACGGTCCGGATCCGGTTGACGATCGAGAGCGCCTCGGGGGTCAGGTCGTCGTCGCTGATCCCGGTCGCGGCGAGCGGGTCCTCGAAGATATTGACGAAGTCGTAGACCGCCTTGACGGTCTGGGGCATGGGCGTGTCGCCCATGTAGATGCGCCGGGTGTTGCCCAGCTCGAGGAGCTGCGTTGCGCCCAGTTCAAGAAGCTGGCTCGGCATTCGTTCCTTCCTGCCTTCTTCGCATGGGGGGCTGCGCCCCCCATGCGAACACTCGTCCAGTCGCCACCAGTCGCGCCAATTCGAGCCACAACGACTCGCGCTACCACCCCTCGCCAATGCGTCGATCTGGGGGCATTCTAGCGCGTTTTCGCTAGAGTGCGACCAGCAGTTTCACGCCATACTGGAGCGCGACGTTCACCACGACCTCGAAGACCTTCCCGAGCAGCTTCACCGCGGCCGTCGTCGCCACGAGCTCCATGCTCGCGGCCTGGCCCACCACCTGAGCCTTCAGGTGGCGGAGGTTGCCGATGGCCTCGGCCCGCTCTTCGTCGGTCCCGTTGAGGGACACCCAGGTCTGCTTGGCGATCTCCACCGACTTCTCGCGGAGGAAATCGACGACCTCCTGCTTCTCAGTGTCGATGAAGTCGTGGACGCTGATCTTCAGGGTTTCGAGCAGCTCGCCCGAGAGCTTGTCCCACGGATTCGGCATGATCAGAGCCTCCTCAAGGTCTTCAGCGTCGCAAACCTGGCACATCGCAGGCTACCGAGCCTGAGCGTCCTTGATGATCTTGCGAAGGCCCGTGGCGCTGTCGTGGCGGATCTTCTTGGACTCGGGCTTGAGGCTGGGGTCGGCGTCCACGTACTTGTCGTACTCGTCGAGGAGCCCGGAGTCCACCGCGTAGGCGTTGACCCCGGTGACGAATGCCTTGTCAGGGCTCTTGAACAGGGCGCACCCGGTCGTGGCGGCGCACAGCGCCGCCACGATGAAGAGCAGTACGAGGGAACGGAGCCGGCCGAAAATCGACTTCACGCGCCACCTCCCTGATTCGCACCCCCCTGACCGCCGCCGGTACTAGGCGGGGCGCCGTCCTTGTCCTCCCAGCCGAACATTCCGGCCAGGACCTTGTCGTGGACCATCATCGCGGCGATCGCGGTGAGGAAAAGGCCGATGATCGTGACGATCCAGCCCATCGGGCCGATCAGCCCGTTGTAGGCGGTGGGGGTGGCGATCTTGACCGGGATGCCGATGGCATAGGCCAGGATCACGCAGAGCCAGTTCTCCTTCCCGCTGATGAAGCCGGGGGCGAGCTTCTTGACCCCCTCGAGGAGGAAGGGCAGGAGCGCGATCAGGCCGGTGAACGAGAGGACGTCGAAGGTCTTGATGGGCAGGTTTTCCACGATGCACCTCCGGTCGGACTATAACCCCGACCAGGGCGGGCGTCAAGGACGCACAATGGGGGAGGCCTGTTTGTCGGCCTCCGCCTTGGCGAAGTTGTACGCCTGGTAGGCGTTGTAGTCCACCAGGACCGGGTCGGAGATGTGCTGGACCTGCAGGTCCGTGTGGCACATCATCCGAATCCCGGCCTCCTTCACCTTCCGGGTAAAGGAGATGTCCTCGCCCAGGCGCGTCTCCCCGAGCTGCGTGAACTCGAACCAGGGCTTCGCGACCTTCTCGAAGACGCTCGGGCGAATGAGCGTCGCGGCGCAGTGGATCGCGTCGACCTCGACGAGTCCTTTGCCCACGGTATCGACCGGCTTGTAGAGCTTGTCTCCCTGCTTGCGGAACACGCAGGGGTAGAACGGGGTGGTCCGCTTGTACGCTCGTGGCGCCACGATGCCCAGCAGCGGATCTTTGTCCATCGCCTGCACCAGGGCGTCGAGCATGGCAGCCGGGTGGCCTTCCTCGATCGTCATGTCGTCGTCGAGGAGGAAGACGAACTCGTGCTTCATCTTCAGGGCGTGCTCGGCCAGCGCGTTGCGGGCGATGTCGGGCATCGAGCGGCGGACCTGCATCAGCTCGGTGCCGGGGTACTTCGCCAGCATGAAGAGCGTGACGGTGGTGCGCGGGTCGTTCTGGCCGAACTGGGGGATGCCAATGAGGATGCGTCGATTCGTCATGCCGGAAGAATACAAAGCGGAAGTGACGGAGTCAAGATTCCACGGTTTTCCCGTGGTGAGTGATCGTCTCGCGCATCTTGCGCTCGGTCGGACGCTTGTGGCGATCGAGCCGGCGCTCGGCTACGAGAAGGGCCTGGTCGAGGAGGGCGAGGAAGCAGGGGTCGGTCGCAACCTCGGGATCGTCCAGCATGGGGAGGAGATCAGCGATGATGGCGCGGGCCTTCTTATCGGCGTTCTTGATCCGTCGTGAGAGGATCAAGAGGACCTCGAGTGACGCTTCTGCTCCGCGTGCCTCCGGAGCTCGGTCAGGATGGACACCTTTTCTTCCTTCTCCCGCACGAGATCCACTCGGGCGGATACCCACAACACAAAGAACCACACGGCGGCCAATGCCGCCACGATCGCGCAGAGCTCGGACGCCATTTTATCCGATCTGCTTTTTCTCCGGAGGACGAACGCGCCGGCTCGTCTCTTCGCGGGTGGCGGTGGCGAGCTGCTCCGAGAGCTGGATCCGCATGGCCTTGAGCTCGTCTCCGGCCTTCCTCAGCTCTTCGTCGGAGAGCTTGCCCGACAGGATCGCGAGCTGGAGCTCGGAGATCCTGCGCTTGAACTCGTCACTCAGGCGCTCGACCTCCTGCTCCCGGATCGCGGATTTCCCGTGCCAGGTGCTCGGGCTGGGAGCGTTCACGGCTTACCTCCTTTGCGCTGCTTATATACGACACCTTCCAGTGTCGCGACAAGGTCCAGAGCGGATTTCATCTCCTCCAGACGCTTGTCGTAGAGGCCGTTGATCTTCTCTCCCATCTCGGTCACCTTTTTCTCGTGGCGCTTCTGCTGCGCCGCGATGATGCCGACCAGGGTCGCGATAAAGCCGCCTTCAGCCGCGATGATCGTCCACGCGGTCGTGGGGTCGATCGAGCGGGCAATATCCTGGAGGGTCAGGAGCAGTATCGTCGCGAGCTGCATCATTCAACCTTTCCTGATCCCCGGTCGCACCTTCATTCTACGAGATCATGCCGCCAAGGGCAAATCTCGACGTCGGGGCGAACGTGTCGTCTTCGTTCGAGTAGTCCATGCCTCCATTCCTGGCCGCGAAGGGCGGGCCGATGGTGATGGCAGGAGTACCGACGGTGGCCCAGGCCGTCCCGCCGTTGGCGGTCCGATCCGAGGTCATGTCTTCGCCCACGGCGATGACCTGGTTCGCTCCAACCTCGGTGTAGACCACGCCGTAGAGGTTCTTCGTCGTGTTGCTGGTTTGAGCGGACCATGTCGATCCGTTGGTGGTCTTCAAGATGCGGCCGCTGTCGCCCACCGCCCAGCCGACGGTCGTGCTGATCATCGCGATGCTGTTCAGGTGGCCGCCACCGCTATTCTGGGACGCCCAGTTGGTGCCGTCGCCCTTGATGATCTTCCCGTTGGTGCCGCAGGCCCAGACGTTCGTCGCGTCGCGCACCCACACGCTGCGAAGGTTTTCGGAGGTGCCGCTGGTCTGCGTGTTCCAGTTGGTGCCGTTGTTGACGGTCTTGAGGACCCGGCCGCTGTCTCCCACGACCCAGCCGGTGCCGGCGCCGTTGGTGCTGACGGAGCGAAGGTGCTCCGAGACGCCGCTGGTCTGGGCGCCCCAGTTCGTCCCGCCGTTCGAGGTTCTCAGGATCGTGCCGTTGGCTCCGACCACGTAGACGATGCTCGTGCTCTCGGCCCAGATCCCGTAGAGGTGCTCCGTCGTTCCGCTGGTCTGAGCGGTCCACGAGTTTCCGCCGTCCGTCGTCTTGATGATCGTGCCGTCGTCGCCCACGGCCCAGCCGACCGAGGCGCTCGCCATGTAGACCGCGCGGAGGTGTTTCGACGTTCCTCCGTAAGGCTTGAACCAGGTGAGCCCGTTGTCGGCCGTCCTCATGATCATCCCGCCATTCCCGACGCCGACGCCCACGTTCGATGCGAAGAAGACCGAGACGGCGAGCAGGTCGGTCAGGCGGTTGTCGATGACGTTGTTGATCGGATTGCCGACAGGGTCTGCCGCGTCGATCGACCCGGCATAGGAATTGATCAGGAGGTTGAAGTTCGTGACCGCGAAGTCGTCACCGGCCAGGATCTCATCCGAGGCCGTGTAGAAGGCGTCCGCGATCTGATTGGGGTAGGATGCAGAGACCGATGGGTTCGCCGGAGGAACGCCATCGGTGAGTGTCACGGTTGCGACGCTGGGTGACGCGATGACGATGCCGCCCGTAGGGGTGTCGAGGACGACGGTGAAGAGACGGTCGCCGAACGGACCTCCCGCTCTTCCAAGGATCGCGATGATGATGGACTTCGCGGCGCCGTCGCCGTTCACCCAGGTGAGCGTGCCGGATCCGGCGGTGTAGTCGGTTCCGGCGATCGCCGTGCCATTCACGGTGTGCCAGTTCACCGTGACGCCGTCCTTGAACGCCTTGTTTCGCTGGACCTGGAGCGTCAGGTTGGCCGACGGCGCCGGGGTCGGATTCTGCTTGTAGTAGATCGCGCCGGCGAAGGCAGCCTCACCATTCCCGCGGCGCGCGATCGTGACGTCGGCGGTGTCGAGCGCGAGCGTGGCGCCTCCGGCGGGAGTGTGCAGCTCCACCTGGAAGTCGAAGTCGCCGCTCACCGAACGGGCCAGGATCGGGATGCGGAAGCTCTTCTGCGACTGGTCGAGGTTCGACCAGTTGAGCGTGCCGCTCACGTCGGTATAGTCGACTCCAGCCGTGGCGGTACCTGGGATGAGGCGGTACTGCACACTGACGGCGCCGTCGAAGCCGTTCGTTCTGGTGACGAAGATGTCGACGTAGTTCGCGTCGGTGTCAGTGACGTTGAACGTGTCCGACACGAGGGCGAGCTCGCCGTTGTAGGGGTCCGGCGGGACGATGGGATCGGGGACGTCCGTTGGTTCGTCGCCGCCGCCGATCCAGACTCCGAAGATGAAGAGACGACGCCGCTTCTTACGGCGACGGTGCCACCAGCGACTGAGTCTCGACATCGGACATTACCCCACCCGAGCGAGAAGGGACACGCACTGGGTCGCGAAGCCGGCTCCCATCGTGGTCAGGAAGCCGATGCGCTCGAAGATGCCGACGACGCCGTCGTCGATGGGAACTTCGACGCGGGCAGGAGCCGCGATGGAGATGTCCGCCCAGATCAACTGGTATGCGTACCCCTCGAAGGTACCGACCGCACCCACCAGCCCGCACAGCGCGACCGGAACGTAGACCATGCTTCCGGCCGCGGTCATGCACTGCTGCACCCCGGTGTTCACGACGTAGTAGGGTCCGAGAGCCTGCCCGCTATTGGCCGGGCCGAAGGCAAACCACCGCTCCGGCAGGTTGCCGAAAGCGATGCCGCTGCCGCTGGCATGACTTGCCTTCTGGAAGACGACCACCGTCGGCGCGTTGGGGGCCTCGGGGGCAGGGTCGACCAGCGTGCAGCCGCCGAAGTTCGTTCCGCTCGATCCCCAGATGTAGAGGTGCTTCGGGCCGGCGCTGATCTTGAACGCCTCGCCACTCGAGAGGATCACTTCGGCGGTGGAGAGGAGTGTATTGCCGTTCTGATCCTTGAGGACGAAGCCCATTCGCAGGATCGTGACCCTGGTGAGCACGAGCGTCATCTTGTAGCCCGTGACCGGATCCGCCGGACTCGTCAACGTGTAGGCCGGGGAGTTCGTCCACCGATCCGCGACGTCGAGCGTCGAGGTGAGCATGGTGACGATCGCGTCCATGAGCGTCTGGACGTCGGTGATTCCGGCGGCGAGAGCGGTGAACTTGAAGTTGCTCTGGAAGATATTCGGGATCGCCATCGCCTATCCCTTTCTCACGGCAAGGAAGTAGAGGGCGCCCGCCTGATTCGTCCAGGAGAGGACCTTGAAGAGTCCGGTCGTCGCCTGGTCCAGAGGAACCGTGAATTCCGACTGAGGGGCCTCTCCGTTGGAAACCAGAATGGCCTGATAGACGCGGCCACGAATGCGAAGCGTGGTACCGACCGACGGGCCAGCCTGGACGAGCGGGTACCACATCCGGGAGCCCGCCTGGCTGAACTTCTGGGTTCCGCCGCAATCGAGGCTGCCTCTCGGCACCCAGGTCGCCGCGGCAACGGCAGTGTAGACCCGTGGAGTGGCGGAACTGAGCTGCATCGCCGCCATCACGCTCATCGTGACGTCGACGGCGTCCGCGTTGTTCCTCGTTCCGTGGCCCGCGGCGAACTGGTCGTGCGAGCTCTGGAGGTCGGGCGAGAGGTCGAGCAGGCTGAACCACAGCCCCTCGCCGTTCCCCGGATCGAAGAAGAAGCCATAGGTGTTGAAGTAGAGCCGCTCGGTGAAGCTGGCCGGCGTCTGACACCGCCTGGTGCAGCTCCGGCCCTGGGAATCGGTCACGACCATCTGGATGTTCGTCGCACCGATCCTCGAGAGCGCGATGGTGATCTGCTGGCCGACCGCATTCGCCGGGCTGACGATGGTGTCGCCCACGGGATTCGTCCAGCCGAGCAGCGCCGCGCGCGCCTTCATACGGATGATCGTGTTGGCGACGTCCGTGACGAGCGTCGTCTCGAGGAAGTTGAAGGACGGCTGGAGATAGACGGGAACCGTCACTAGACCCCCCTCGCACGAAGTGCCATCGTCTGACCGGGCTGGATCGTACCGACCTGCACGATCGACGGCTTGAGCGTGTCTCCGACGGCCAGAGAGACAGCCACCACGAGCTCGAGGTACTGCGTCGAGACCGGCAGCGTGAGCCGGTAGGCCGGATTGATGACGCCGTTCACCGCCCAGTCCACGATGATGTCCTGGCCGGTGGGGGCCGAGTTCATGTAGATGTCGAGCGCGACGAACGAGGTCGCCCGCGCGGCATAGTACGTGTACAGGCCCGCGTTCTGGTCGTTCGCGACGGTGTTGGGGAACGTCCAGAGGACGTCGCTCTTGAGCGCGAAGGCCTCGGGGCTCGCGTAGAGCAGCCAGTTCGCGCCGTCGGAGACGATCTCGAGCGCGCCGTACTGCTTCGTGATCCCGACGGAAGACGCGCCGTTGATCGTCTCGCCACCCGTCGTCCCGATCGTGACGGTGTTGGCGAGCGTGCTGTCGACCCGCATCAGCTTGAAGCCCATGCCGGCGCCGACCGTGGCCGCCGAGGGCAGCGTGAGCACGCGGTTCCCGCCGCTCGCGTCGATCTTGAGGTACAGGTCCGTGTCGATGATCGAGTCGGGCGACGACGAGATCGAGCGGAACGGGAAGTTGATGTTCCGGTGGAGGACTCGGTCGATCGCGGCTGCGAGATCGAGGAAGGTCGGAGCGCCCATCGTTTAGTCCTCCTCGAATTCGAGGAGGACCGTCGTCGCAACGGCCGAACCTCCCACGGCGAGGGAAACGTCTTCCACCTCGAGCGCCGCGATGGCGCCATCGGCGCCGCCGTAGGTGTACTCGCCCAGGCGGGGGAGGAGTCTTCCGGAACCGGCTGCGCCGCCCACCTTCCGGACGCGGATCCAGGTCCCGGCTGGGCCGGTGTTCTGGACCGTCATCCGGCGCGTGCCGGCGGGGATGGCCGGGAGGGGAACGGTCGTGCCCACGTTGACGGTGGTATCGGCCCCTGCGTCGATCACGCTGCCGGGGCTGCCGGCGACCTCGACCACCACCGCACCGCCCGACTCGCTCTCGAAGGGCGTCGAGTCGGCTCGCGGCAGGAAGTAGGCGCCCAGCTCGAAGTTCACGCCCAGGCCGGGCGGATCCGCGGCGGGCGTGAAGCGAACCTTCACGAACCGGCGAACCACTGGAACCGTCATGTCCACGGTATAGAGGCCGCTCTCGGAATCGAGCGTGGTCGCTTTCGAGAAGAGCACGGCGAACGGTCCAGCCGCACGCCAAGCCTGCAGGATCTCCAGCGTTCCGGTCGTGTCGTTCAGCGCGCCGGCGTGAAGCGCGGCATGACCCTTGCCGTCGCGGACGGACGTCGAGAACGACGTGTCGCCCTCGACGAAGGTGTTCGGAGGTTCAACGATCTTCTCGGTGAACATCCGGACGGCGGACATTCCGGACTTGGCTTTCGATGCCATCTACAGGCTCCAGCTCCGGGACTCGAGAGAGAAACAACCGCCCGCGTAAGGGTTCGAGTTGGCGATGCAGACCGTGAGCACCTCGCCATCGACCAGCACCACGCGGTTGAACTTCCAGTGGCCGAACTCGACGTCGCCGTTGTTGCGCTGGAAGGTCGCGCTGTTGTACTGCTGGTCGAACTGGTACGTGATCGTGAAGAACTCCTCCGCGATCGGGTCCTCCATGATGAAGTCCAGGGAGTCGATGACGAGGATGCCACCGTCGCGAGCCCGCCACGTCAGGCACTTCTCGTCGGTGTGGCTCGGGGGCGTTCTCTCGTCGGTCGAACCCTGGGGCTCGAGGCAGCCGGTACCCTGCCGGGCCGGCACGTAGACGTCCGGCGGCGGACGGTCGAGGTCGATGGGGTAGTTGATCCCGAACTCGTTGAGGAACCCCCAGATGGTCCGCTCCAGCTTGTTCTGGATCAGGTCGGGGACGGAGTAGTGCCGGACCTCTTCAGCGGCATCCTGGTACCGCTTCTTGATCCTTGCCCGGACCTCACCGAGTTTCTGGCGAGCCATGTCGTCCCCTTGTTATGCGCCGCCCCAAGGGGCGCGACGCTACTCGTCGATGCCGGGGACGATCGGGGCCTTCTCCCTTCCGGGCTGGCCGGCGATACGCCGCTCGCGCGGCTTGATCGCGAACCAGAGCGTGATGGAGACCTTGACCTCGACGGAGTCGTCGTTGCGGACCTTGATGACGACGTCCTCGTTGTTCTCCAGGGTCTCGATCACGGTGAAGAGTTTGGAGAGCTTTCCGTCGCCCGCGAACTCCTTGATGTTCGGGCTGCCCGAGAGCAGGTTGGTGCGCTCGCTGGCGCCCTGCTTCGTCACCTCGAGGGACTTGACGATCACGGCCTCGGAGGTGTAGGCGTTGCCCCCTTCGCCGGGGGTCAGCACCGTCGCGGCGTCCACGGTCCCCGAGAGGGGAGCGGAACGCAGCAGGTGGTACGTGGACTCCTTCATGAGCCCGACGCCGCCCGGGGGGACGCGGAAGGAGAAGTCGTCTTCGGTCGCCGCGGAAAGGTCCTTGGTGACGTTGACGATCTTCAGGTTGCCGATGTCGATTTCGGCCATCTTGGTCCCTCTCGAGCTCGTCGTTCTTGTGAGGATGGGTGGCTGGGGGTCAGCGACCCCCAGCCACCACCCGGTTACACGCTACCGTGAAAGGTGACGCTGGTCAAGCGCCCGCCGAAGCGGACTACTTGCCGACGACCTGGCCGGGCTCGTACTCGCCCCCGGCGAACACGATGCTCAGGCTGGTCGTGGTGGAGAGGCCGTTGCCGGCCGACTCCTGCCAGTTCACCGTGAACTCGATCGCCCGGCCGCCGGGGACGATCTTGTTCGCGCCGGTGAGGTACGAGCGACGGTCCTCGTACTTCGTCCCCGCCGCGGTCACCGCGTCGGCGGAGTTGGACGAGTACCAGTCCGGTCCCGGCGCGATGGCCGAGAGGCGGTCCTCGTCGACCGTCACCGTCTCGGGGACGATGACGTTCCACTGGAACGCACCCTTGTTGAAGAAGGTGCGCCAGATGGAGACCGTCAGGGTCTGGTCCCGGACCAGCGCCTGCAGGCCGACCACCAGGAACAGGTTCGCCTCCTTCACCAGCGAGAAGTCGCCGGTGAAGATCGCCTGGCTCTTGCGCTTCGACGAGATCGAGACGAAGAACTGCTTCGTCGTGTCCGTCGTGGCGATGTCCTCGGTGTCGAACAGGTGCCGGTCCTTCAGGAGCCGGAACCGACGGGCGCGGAAGTCGACGCCGCGCGGGAACAGGGGCAGCAATCCGACGTTCATGAGACTTCTCCTTCAACTCCGCCCAAGCGAACCCGGGCTACTTGACGCCGCGGCTACAGGCCACGACTTCCCGAGAGCCTTGGTACGGCTCTTTTTTTTAGGTTACCGGTGGAACACGACCGAGCCGCCGCGGTGGCCCGACATCTGCTCGCCGCCGTCGCGCCCGATGCCCTGGAGCTGCATCAGGTCGGCGCGGAGCTTCAGCAGCTCCTCCTCCTGCGTCGCGCCCAGGCCGCCCAGGTCGATGCCCTGGACCGCCGCCGAGCCTGCCTTGGCCTTCGTGATGGCCGCGACCGCGATGTCCGCGAGCGCGTCGATCGTCGAGGGGACCTGGCCGAGGAAGGCGCCGAGGAGAAAGGACTTGCCGCCGGAGATGAGGGTGCCCGCGAGCGTGACGCCCGCGAAGATGCCGCGCGAGAGCGCGAGGTCGACCTTCGGGAAGATGACGCCGACCTGCATCAGCTTCGTCGCCATGTTGACGACGCTCGGGATCGACACGAAGCCGATCACGAACTGGCTCGGATCGACGGTGGGCTCGACGAGACGGATCTCGCCGAGGCCGCGGATGCCGACGCTGTGGACGTTCCCGTCGACCTTCTTGGAGGTCAGCTCGGGGTGCTCGCTCAGGATCTTCGCCTTGACGGTGTCGACGACTTCGTCGAGGTTGACGGTGACCGGCGGGCACTTCGAGCTCATGGGCATCTCCTTATTTCGGCGGCTCGGGTGTGACGACCTCATCGAGACGGAGTATTACCGCAGTGGCTCGGTGTGTCAAGCCTAAATCGTACAGAAAGAATTCCGCTCATGCGCCGGCCCGCGTTGCGGGCCGTCGCAGGGGGAGCACGGTGAGGGGAAAACCCCGCGAGTCGGGCGATGGACTCTGCGCGGATGACTCAACCGCGCGGGACTTCTTCAGCGTATCCGTCCCGATCCACCGAACCCCGACCCGCTGCCGGGCACTCTACTCCGCGAAGATGGCCGCAACACCGGTGCAGGAGAAGCCTTCGTAGAACCAGCCGAGCTTCGAGCGTTTCTCGGTGACGTCCATGTCGTGCCAGTCGCCCTTGTCGTCCTGGCCCTGCACCCAGACGTGGTGGTAATTGCAGCCGTCGGACATGGAATCGTCTTCCTGGCCGCCAAAGCGGAAGCGCGGCGTGATGCCGACAGCCGCGAGCAGCGTCGCCAGGAACGTCGCGCCGTCGTCGCAGTCACCGGAGCCCTTCGAGTGGACCGGGCCGGAGAGGCGCTGATCGAAGCAGCCCATGCAGAGGACGAGACGCTTGCGCGGGTCGCCCTCGAGCAGCGAGCCGTGACCCAGGCCGAAGCCATTCATCTGCGTGATGAGCTCGGGTCCCAGGATGTGCTCGATCACCTCGGGCGGCGTCATGATCTCGCCAATCATGCGCGGCGCGGTCTTGATCGCTTCCTTGTCGATCGGATCGTTGACGTAGCGGAAGTGGTTCTTCGTCCACTGGAACAGGGTGTTCATCTCGCACATCTTGTCCTTCGCCTCGCAGAGCTGGATGACGCGCTGCGCGAGGGTGACAACCTTCGGATCCGAGTTGAAGGTCTGGACGTACTGCACCATCTTCGGGACCTCGAGCTTGCGAATCCCGTCGGCGCCGGCGGACATGGGGCGCTGGATCGACTCGCCGCGGCCGGGCGGCGCATCGTTCAGCGCGTCGAGCTGGGACTGGCGGCGGCGAGAGATGGGATTCGACATAGCGGATCTCCGGTCAGGTGGTTTCCCCGATATTCCCAGTGGACCTGTGGTGACAGTCGTAGTGGACGAACTTCGCGGTGATCGCGTGGAAGACGTAGTCGTCCTCGACGCGGAGCGTTTCCTTGCAGATGTCGCACGCGACCGAGTACTGCATCGTCTTGAGGTCGATCGTGGGAGAGAGGTTGTTGCGGCCGGCGAGGACCTTGTCGACGAAGTCCATGGACTCGCGCCACACGGCCGTCCTCGCGCGGATCGGGACGTGAAGCAGGACTTCCTTGAGCTCCGCCCATTTCAGTTTCGTCAAGCTCTGAGGCATCTTGTTCCCCTCCATTCCACCATTCTACCTCGCGGAGCTGCTTCGCCGCCCTCTCTCGTGGGAGCCAGGTCACAAGGGAGGACGCGCCCTGCGCGACCTGGCCCCGGGGAGAGGGGGAAACGTAACCCAGGGCGTCGAGGGCACCCCGGGCTGTACGGACTATATTCCAGAGAACGGGCGAGGTCAACTTTCGATTGCGGGAAGCGTTTTTTCGGACGCTTTATTTCACCCCAATCGAGGCGTTCCAGGCGGCGCTGAGGAACTCCTGGAACTCACCGAACCACACCTCGGCCTCGGGATCGCGGAAGACCTCTGCGTACTCCGGCTTGAAGCCTTCGCCGACCTCGGCCAGGATCTCCTGCCAGTTCCGCGAGATCAGGAAGTGCATATACTTCCGCAGGGACACGTCCTCGTTCATGTTGTCGATGAACGCCTGGCCCAGCAGCGTCCCGTGAGGCTTGAGGCGCGGATTGGTCGCCGCCTTGCGCTTCTTCACGGTCCTGACGATCTCATCCTGCAGGTCCAGGAACCACGGCTCCTTGAGCGCCTTCTGGATTCCTTCCTTCGTGAGCACGGCTTTCTCCTCCTTCGCTGCCGGAGCTGCGGCTCCACCCGCGGCCGCCGGCGTGGTCCCACCGTCCGTGTGTCCCAGTTTCTTGCCGTTGCCCGGATTCTTCACGCTGCCGGGGATCACGCCCTTGTCGACCATCATGTCGATGCGGGCGCCCACGCGATCGAGCCCCTGGACGAAGCCGTCGCGCACGATCTCGGCCATCTTGAGGGAGTCGGCGCCGGTCCCGGCGGACTTCTTGATGGCGATCAGCTCGTCGGTGTGTGCCTTCTGGATCTCGAAGTAGGAGTCGAACCACTTCTTCTTTTCGTCGAGCTCGCGACTGAGGGCCTCCTGCATCCCGCGGAGTTCCTCGGTCATCTTGTCGTAGCTCTCCTTCCAGAGAGCCTGGCGGTCCTTGTCGAGCTCCTGGAGCTTGCCCATGAAGTCGCGCTCGCGCTGGAGGCGCTCGGCGGCTTCGTCCTGCGCCTTCTGGCGCTCGAGCTTCGCCTGCTCGCGCGCGGCCTCGAGGTCGAGCTTCGACCGCTCGCGCATCATCTCGATCTCGGTCTTCATGCGCGACTCGGCGTTCTTCCGGTCCTCCTGCATCAGCGCGAAGAGCCGGTCGATGGAGCCCTCGTTGCCGGTGGGCTTCGGGGTGCCCATCGTCTTGACGAGCTCGATCAGTCCGACGGTGGCCGCGGTCTCGACCTGGGCCTTGGCCTTCGTCTCCTCGGATTTCGCGATGACCTCGTCACGGCGGGACGCCGCGGCCTCGCTGCGACCCTCGGTGTGGATCTTGTGGTAGATGTCGATCGTCTTCACCAGCGCATCGGTCGGGCTCTCCGGGCGCGTCGCCTCGCGCTGCACGCCAGGAGCGGACGAGATCAGCGACGTGGCCTTCGTCGCGATCTTCTCACGGTAGGTGTTGAACAGCCGGCCCTCGCGGTAGTGCTGGATCTCGTAGTCGCCGCTCGAGTAGCGGTCCATCAGCTCGTGGATGCCGAAGGGCGGGTACTCGGTCTTCATGACGCCGTCGCCGGGCGGGTCGAGCTTCTTGACGACGAAGTACTCGCGGTAGCCGGGCTTGAAGCCCTGGGGGGTGTGGACGGTCTGGGCCGCGGGGGTGAAACCGGTCGACTCGGTGGCCTCGTCCTGGGGAGTGCGGTTGCCGACGGGCGCGGGGGCCATCGGGGGTGCCATGGCGGCCGCGGGCGAGCCGGGCGGCGCCAGGGTCGCGGAGTGCAGGGTTTCCGGGCTGGGGGCTCTCCGGTTGTGCCTCATGTGGATTCCGGAGATCGACCGGCCATCGACGTGCGGGAACTTTTGCTGGATCTCCTCGATGCGGTAGTTCCCCTTCACCATGTCGAGGATCTGGGCCTTCTCGATGTCGTTCGGCTTTGCGCCTGCCATTCCATCCTCCGAGGTTTCTTGGTCGGAAGTGTATGGCGACCTCAGAAGTTTGTCAAGCAGATAGCCAGAATGCGGCTGAGTATTTGCTCCGAGTAATTTCTCCGGTATGCCCCCGCCTTAGCTGGATTCAGAGCCTGGGAAGGCCGAGGCTCTCTGGAATCGGACGCTGGTCCTCGGGCTTGACCCTGGGCTTGTCCATGAAGGCGTACTGCTTTTTCTCGTCGAGCAGGATCCGCACCGCGCGGAGCTCCCCGAGCAACTGGTTCATGGTGGGCTGGAGCTGCTGGAGCGTCTCGTTGAGCTTCAGCACCGGCCCGAGAGCCGCCTGGACCTTCGAGACCTCGTGCATGAGGTCCTCGATCGTGAGCTTCTTGAGCTTCGTCTTCTTCGCCATCATCGCCTCGAGTAGTAGATCATGGCTGCGAAGCAGCCGAGCGTCGCCAGCCCGCAGATTATCGCCGTCGCCAGGATCAGGATCGCGAAGCAGTTCACCACCGGCGAGTTCTTGGCCGGCGGGAGGTACATCCTCTGCACCCGGTTGTTGTGGTCCACGCCGTTGTTCATCAGACCCTCTTCACTTCGATCTTCGACAGGTCGATCGAGGCCGTCCCGTCGACCTTCTGAGCCTTCAGGAACACCCCCGGGAACTGCGGGTCGCTGATCAGCCGGTCGATCCGCATATCCGCGAAGATCCTGAGAAAATGCTGGATCTCGTATCTCCAGTAGTCGTGGGGGTAGCCGTGGTAGGGGAACCCCGGCCCGCGGGTCGTCACCACGAGAAGGCCGCCAGGCCGGAGGACGTCCTTCATCTGGTTCACGGCCGTCCGCCAGTCCTGGGCGTGCTCCAGCATCTCCGTCGAGATCACCACGTCGAAGCTCTCGCAGCCGAAGTGCGAGGACAGCCTCGCGACGTCGAGCACGAGGTCCACGCCCTTGCCAGCCGCGAAGTCCACCCCGACGTACTTCTGCGGGGAGAACTTGCCCAGCACCTGCCGCGGCGAGCCGTTCACGTCCTGGGAGCCGACCTCCAGCACATCCTTCCCAGCGATCTCCGACCTCTGGATGTCGGCGGCCAGGAAGTCCATCACGCTCGGGTGCATCACCCCTCCTTCTGCAAATGCTCGAGCATCCTACCGAGATGGGCCTGGGTCACGCCAGCCATACTGTTGCGGGCGTAGAGCCAGTTGGGGAGCTCGTGGTCGGGCATCGAGTTCACCGTGAGCGCCGAGGACTCGCTGAACTTGAAGTGGCGCCCGGGGTACCCCTCGACCCCATACCGCGTCTGCTCGATCTCGGTCCAATTCCGAGAAAACAGCTCGGAGTGCTTGAGCCAGAAGTAGGTCCCCGCGTAACACCAGGGGGCGCCCGAGTGCTTGATCTGGACGCGGAAGGCTCCGACCGTGGCCGCCTTCTCGAGCCGTCGATCGACGATCTCCGGGAAGGACAGGTTGAGCTCGTACATCGCCTTCGACCACATCTGGATCTGGGCCAGCATCGAGTCGTGCGACACGCCCTTGGCGTGCGCGTAGAACGTGGCCTCGTTGGGGTCGAGCGACTCGAGGAGGCGCAGCATCGGGATGAAGTACTTCACCTCGCCCAGCTCGGGGGTGTTGCGCTTGAAGTACACCAGGGCGTCGACCGGGCTGAGTGCCTCGAACACGTCCTGCCACGGCTCGGTGTGATCGTCCTCGACGACGACGATGATCTTCTTGCCGTTCCACACGTCGCGGAAGCGGATGAGCTGCTCGACGTGCCACCGCCAGAAAGTCTTCCGCTTCGGGTACAGGTGGAACAGCAGATTTCGCGTCATCAGCATTTGTAGCTTATCCGAAATCGAAAAGCGTTTTCCATCTTGACAAAAATCCCGTTTCCCCCCATAACCCCCCTCCGGGGGGTAGGGGGGGCGCGAGACACCATTCACCCAGTTCGGGCGAGGCCACCCCGAAGGGGTGGCCGAGCCCGATACGTACTACTCTACTCTCCTCTAGTACTCGAGTACTATGCGCGCGGCGGTCACGCCTCCGGCGCGTTTTTTTGCAGAAGGTCCGTCGTCCAGTTGTCGGCCTGGGTGTGCCAGTAGGCGTCGTCGCGCTCCAGCCCGGTCAGGACCTCGAACGCCCACGCCTTCACGTCCAGGGACCCCTGCTTGATCTGGCGCCGGAGGATCGAGATCCACAGACCGATCACCCACCCGTCTCCCTGCCCAACAATCCGGCGGTTGGTGTCGTCGATACCCTTCGAGAGGACCACGGCCCGCGTCCTGTACTCGTTGAGGATCGGGACCTTCTTGCCGTTGCCGTGGTCGACCATCCCGAACCTCTCGAACCTGATGCGGGTCGCCAGCGTCGGGTAGTCGTCGGGCTCCAGCTCCACGAAGTACCCCGGGTCCCAGCCCTTCTTCATGAGCTTCTTGAAGTAGGCCTGGGGCATCCGGTTGACGATCTGGGCCTTGATCACCTGGCCGGCGAAGAAGTCCTGCTCACCCCGGACGGCCGACCGACGGCCCTTTCTCACTCCGGGCGGATGCCCAGAATCTTGCGGATTTCCAGGTCCAGCAATTTGAGTGCGTCCGGTAGCATTTGCTCGGGCTTGAGCACCGCCCGCTCCGCCTGCCTGAGCAGGGAACGGCAGGCTGCCGCCTCCTGGTACCGGCGCTCCAGTTCCAGGGTCGTCACCCTGCTCCTGAGGAGTCCCAGGAAGCCCGTGTTGATCGTCTTCATTCCTTGGGCTCATGCTGCTTCTCCGGCGCGTAGAGCGGGCCACCGCCCGGCACGGCCTCCCCGGAAGAATACCTGATCCAGCGGATCCGGTCACGACTATCCATCGTCCAGATCCCGCACTCGCAGTAGGCGATTTTGACGTGGATGAAGGGGGCCAGCAATACTAGGTCCTGCTCGTCAACGGCGTAGACCCTGAAGTGTAGAAACGCCGAGCATTTCAAGCATCGCCGGGTGGTCAGCTCCAGCCCGGGGTGGATCGCCTTCCGGCCCTTGGCCTTCTCGGGCTTGGGCGGCTCCTGGGCGAACGGCCCCGGCGGAGGGGCATTGGGGTCGCTGGGCTCAGAGGGGGGCTGCGCCCCCCTCTTCGCCCCGCCGAACAGGTCGGTCTTGAACTTTGTCATCGCGTCCTCCCTACAGCGTCTCCACGGTCTTCACGACCGGGATCGCCTGTTCCTCGATCACGAACTTGATCCCGTTGTGGATCAGCTTCCAGGTCCCGTCTTCCTTGCGCGCGCCGAGCTCCGTCCGGCGCTGCCACGCCTCCCACGCCAGCCGGCCCAGCCAGCTCGCGATCCCCTCCATGTGCCCGTGCTCCAGGCGGAACTTCGGGACGAAGTACAGGCTCGCCCGGTCGATCGCATGGAGCGAGACGTCGATGTTCTCGAGCCGCTCCCCGCGGCGCTGCATCTCCGACTTCGCGACCTCGTGGAACGGGAAGCTGCCCTCCTTCGTCTCGACTGGCGCCTCGGCCCTCACCGAGACGGCCCACTTCAGGTAGCTCACGGGGACCCTCGTCACCCGCTCTCCCTGGTACTTCCCGAACGGCATCACCGCATCGTGCGTGTTCATCAGACCTCTCTCTCCGTGAGCACCAATTCCGCCAGCCACACCTTCACGTCCTCCCGGAACTTCCTGAAGACGCCCAGCGCCTTCCGCCTCGGCCTGATCCGATTCGTGAACGTCTTCTCGGCCAGGTCCATGAACTCCCGGACCCCCTTCTTGAGGGAGCCCCTGCAGGCCTCGACCGCGAAGTCGAGATCGGGAGTGACCTCGACCCCAGCCTCCTCGAGGTGCTTCACCAGCGACTTCGCGATGCCGATCAATGGGGCTTCCACCGAGCAGCTCCCGGAGTCATCGAGAGAACGACGTCGTGGCCGTTCTTGCACTTCACCGCGAAGTCGGCCTGGGGCGTGTCGGCCACGGTCTTCGCGCGCCCGGTGGGTGCGCTCATCTCGCGCCGGCCGAAGGCGTCCGTCGCATCGACCCAGAGGGTGCAGGTCTGGTCCGGGCATCCCACCAGAACCCTGCGGTCGAGGTTCTTGATGAAGATCAGGCCGGTGTCCACGACCAGCGAGTCCGCGCCTCGGACGATCTTGCCCGCGCCCTTGCACAGGGGGCAAGCCATCCTCTGACCGACCATGTCGAACCACCACTTGTCCGAGACGTTCTTCGGACGCTCGTGACGAAACTTGCCGGACCCCCGGCAGTACGGGCAGGGCAGATCCATATTCTCCTCGCGTCTTCGGTCGGGGGGTGGGGCTCCGCCCCACCCCCCGATACCAGGCCAGAAAAGTTAGACGACCGGAGCCGGGCGCTCCGTCAGACCGGTCCCATCCAGGGCGCGCACCGACTCGCCGGTCGTGTCGCGCTTCTTCTCCGGGTCGTAGCCGCCGACCCGGATCGGCTTCTTCCCGATCGAGGACGGCCGGCTGCACCCGCTGTGGCGCTCATCGTCCACGTACCGGATGTGCGCGGGATCGCCGGGGGCGCCGTTCCTGGGTGCGAGCTCCTTGTCGCAGATCGAACAGATGGTCCTGATCTTGTGGGCCATGGTCCCTCTCCCTAAACAGATTCGGCGTGCGGTGAGCCACACGGTTCACCGCGGTCTTGTGCATCTTCGGGTCGATCTCGATCGACGTGGCTTTCGCTCCGACGTCCGCGAGGGCGCACGCCAGCACGGCGGATCCGCCGAACGGGTCAGCGACTCGCTCCCCAGCTCGGAACCACTGCCGCGCGATGATCGTCGCCGGCCGCAGGTCCCGCGCGCATGGGTGATCGGTGTCCGGTCCCGTCCGGACGCCGGAGCTCGTGAAGTTCCCGTAGAGCGACGGCAGCGTGATCTCCCCGGCAGCCATCTTCGCGACAGGCCTCGCGTACCCGTAGCGGCCGTAGATCAGAACGTGGTCGCCACCGAGCACCCAGCGGCCGCGGCACGTGGGCGGGATGGTGCGAATAACGATCGCTCCAGAGAAGGTCAGGCGTTTCGTCACTGAACGGATCGCCCCGTCCATCCGGTTGATCCCCACCCACAGCAGGAGCCGACCGCTCGGCTTCAACGCCCGAAACGCGGCACGCGACATCTTCGAGATCAGCTCCTTCCACTGGGCCTGGCCCTTGATCTCCGGGCCTGCGCCCCATGGCGGATCCGTGAAGATCCCGTCGAGCGAGCTGGCCGACTGGCGCTCGAGCCAGCGGATGCCGTCCCCCAAGACCAGCTCGATGTTGTCGCTCACTTCTTTCCCCCGTCGAAGCCGATCATGAACGAAGGAGGCGTTCCCGTCTCGATCGCCCGCGAGACCTCCTTGTTCGTCGACTCGAAGACCGTCATCCCGCCAGGCAGGACCATGTGGGCGTAGAACTCCTGCTCAAACGTGGTGATGCCCGAGTCGACCGCTTCGAGCTTCGCCTTCAGCACGAGGAGCAGCGCGCGCCACCGGCGCCGGCACTCCGCCTGGAACTGCTTCTCGATCTGGAGCTCCGTGCCCCGGAAGTCCTTTCCCGTCGGCATGGGCAGGTGGAACTTGATCAGCTTGCCCTTGGCCCTGAACCCGATCAGGACCGCCGGAGGCGTCGTGCTCGAGGCCTGCGCGAACTGGTCCGCGCCGAACTTCGCCAGGACCCGGTTGATCTCGGTCTGACTTCTCTCCACGGGGACGCTCGTCCCCTCCGCGTACTTGCCCATCTCTCTTCTCCATTCCTTCGCAATTACAGGGAACCGAAAACTCCGTTTGACGCTTCTCGCACCTAAGGCACTTCCTGTACTTCCTGTGCCGCGGCCCCGTCCCGAAGTCCAGGTGCTCCAGACGAGGCACGTCCCAAATGTGCCCACGACAGGCCACGGTTCAACCCCTTCTCGCAAAAGTTACGACAGGCGACGCAAACCCCATTCGGCGTGTACAGGTCACAGGGACCGGCGCCGTGGGGACACGCGCACCGCTTGCAGCTCAGGCACATAGCTACGCCCTGACTCGAAACTCTTCCTTGAGGATCGCCGTGCAGAGGGCGCGCGCCTTCTTCACCGCCACGGCATTCCCGATCTGCTTCACCTGGTCCTCTTTGCGCCCTGCGAACTCGTATCCCTTTGGGAAGCTCATCGCGGCCGCCAGCTCCTGCGGGGTCAGCATCCGGAACAGGATGTCGATCGCGTACTCCCCGGCCGCGATGGGCGTGCAGAGCCCGGCCCTCGCCTTCGTGGTCATCGTCGGAACCGGATCCGTCACGCTCTTGGCTTGCCCGGTGCCGTAGTACTTCACCAGCATGGGCGCGACGAGCGCCATCCCGTTGTGCGTCGTCAGCGTGGGCAGGGGCTTCTTGAGCGAGTGGGCTCGACGTCCCACAGAGCCCTTCTTCGTGTCGTTCTGGCCGTGGTTGACCTTCACCATGTACGGCTCGACCAGGAACCCGGCGCCGCGGGTCGTGGCCGTCGGGATGGGCTTCTCCACCGATCGCGGGATGTTGCCCGTGCTCTGGTAGAAGCCCTTCCTGGGCAGGATGAACGGCGTCGCCACGGCGAAGCGGTCCTTGCACGTCACCGTGGGCAGCGGCTCGTTCACGCTTCGTCCCTTCCTGAGATTTGGACCTCCGGGGGTGATGATGATCGGAGCGACCAGCGCGCCGGCGCCATGACTGGTGGGTGCGGGCAGAGGCTTCCCGACAGAGTGAGTCCTGGGCTTCTGCCCCTTGTTCTCCCCGAACTGCGGTACCATGAAGGGCACCGCTATCCCCATCCCGGTCTTCGTGGAAATCGTGTAGATCGGGTCCTTCATCGACCGGACGTTCTTCCCGTTTCCGCCGTAGTGCTCGAGGTTGATCAGGAACGGCTGGGCGAGAGCGATGTCCCTCGCCGTCGACGTGATCGTCCGCATCGGCTTCTTGATCGAGTCGACGTTGCTCTGCTTGAACACGCGGTGCGACAGCAGGAAGGGTTCGCACAGTGCGACGTGGTTCCCCTGCGCGGTCAGCGCCGGGAGGGGGAGCTTGATCGACCTGGACTTCCCGGTACCACGGAGCAGCACCAGGAACGGCTCGGCCCACGGCCCGGCGAACTTCTTGATGCCCTCCGCGATCCGGTCGATCGTCTTCGCCGCGAGCGGCTGAAGCCCGGCCTCCTTGCGCCGGAAGATCGAGGTTCCCGGGAGCGCCCAGTTGATGATCTTCTTCGCCGGCGTCCACTGAGCCTGGGAGTGGGACGGCTTCGGCCAAGGGATCGTCCGTTTGTGCCGCCTGGCGATGATGAAGAGCCTCTTGCGGGTCGTGGCGTCGCCGTAGTCCGCCGCATTGAGGATCCGCTCCTCGACGTGGTAGCCGAGGGCGCGCAGCGCGTTGACGAAGGCCTCGTAGGTCTTCCCCTCGAGCGACTTGATCCGCTTGCCCTTGGAATTCACCGGCCCCCACTTCCTGAACTCGGGGACGTTCTCGATCAGGATGTTCTTCACGTAGAGCAGCTCCGCCCAGCGGAGGATGTGCCACGCGCTCGACCGCTTCTGGTCGTTGATCGGCCGGCCGCCGCGGGCCGTCGAGTGGTGCCTGCACTCCGGGCTCGCCACCAGGAGGTCGATGCGCCGCCCTGGCGCCACGTCCAACGGGTCGACCTTCTCGATGGTGGAGTCGATGTGCCTCGCCCACGGATGGTTTTTCTTGTGGGACGCGATGGCGACCTTCCAGTGGTTGATCGCCGTGAGCTCGACCTTCAGGCCGAGCTGCTCGCACGCCTGGGCGAGGCCCGTGCTCGTTCCGCCTGCGCCACAAAACAGGTCTACCGCTACAATGCTGCGCCTCATCGCGTGTCCCCCTGCTTCTTGAGTCCCATCTCCATCAGCTTCAGGTGGAGCGCGTCCTCGACATCTCGCATCTCCTGACCCGAGGGCTTCCGGTCGACGACGATCTGCCGCTCGTCGTTCATCGAGCCCTCTTCCGTCCCTCCGAACTTCTCCCAGTACACCGCGATCCTGTAACCCGTCATGAACCCTCCTCTCGTTCCCCTGCTCGTATCAAACCTGCGTCTTCCATCGCCTTGATGACCACTGCCTTCGGGACATCCCTCTTGAACTGGTAGGTCGCCCCGTAGTGGAACCGGTCCCGTCCTTCCGACTTCATCGACGACACGTAGTTCAACGGCATCTTCTCGACCACGAGGTCCTTCAGGTGCAAGCACATGAACACCGGCTGGAGGAGCTGGGGGATCGTCCCCCGGATCCGCTTCGTGCTCTCCCGGCTCATGTTGTCGAGGAAGTAGAGCGAGAACTTCATCATGAACCGCTCGAAGTCCTTCAGGGTGAAGAACTCAGGTCCCGACAGCAGCTCCTCCTTCCGGAGCTCCGCATAGAGCTTCTTCGCCCGGTCATCGGCACCTCCCACGCACTTGTCGCAGTAGGCTCCGTAGAAGTTCTGGTGAAGCGTCTTCACCCGCTCGTTGCACTCGTCGCAGATCATAGACCCGGGTTCTCCTCAAGCTCGTCTTCAGGTCCGTAGACCAGCAGCTCCTCGGCGCGCTGCTCCTTCGTCTTCACGATGCGGGCTTTGCTGGCCTGGAAGTGCATCTCCAAGCCCGACGTCAATCGTCCAATCCAGCAGTCGACCTTCCCGCACTCGCATCGCCGCACGATCTCGTACTGGAAGGCCCTGCTCCGATCCTTGATCGGCAGCCCCGCTGGAAAGACCGCAAGATCGCCAATATCCATGATGTCCCCCTCGATCCTAGAAAACGCCTTTGCCCGGCTCGTAAGGCCGGTTCGAGATGTCCTTCGTCTCGATCTTCGACGGGTCGAGCTTTCGACACGCGCCGCACGACACCGGGACCTTCTCCGGCACGACCTTCACCGAGCCGGCCCAGGACCCGCAGGCCGAGCTCGCCCACACGCCGAACTGAGGCCGATCCACCTGGTCGAGATAGTGGATCCGACGCGCCACTCCGATCGACCCTTTCATCAGGCTCATCGCATCCCTACCAACGTAACCTTAGCTCTGCCCCCGCCTTCCTCCAACTCGTCGAGTACGAAGAAGAGCCGCTCTCCCTGGTTCATCTCCACGCCGGGAGGCGCTTCCCAGTGGTACGACCCGCTCTGATCGACGTAGAACTGCGTCATCAGGCGGCCGACGAGGAACATCTTCACGATGGCCTTGAACTGACCGCTCACGTCGACGGACAGAAGGACGCTCTTCTTCGTGGCGACGTACTCCGCCCCGTAGTCCTCACCCTTCAGGGCGCGCTCCGCGGCCTCGAGCTTGTTCTTCGTAGGAGGCGCCAACTCCAGGATGACGGTCCACCGCTCATCCATGGACGATTCCGCCCTCCTGCTCCGGCCGGATCTCGCGCGGGATCTCCTCGAACGTCTTGAGGAGGCGCTTCTGCTCGCCGTCGGGATTGCTCTTCGAGCGGATGTCGTTCACCGCGTAGGACACGTCCTCCGTGATCCAGAAGCGGTGCAGACCTCCGCGCCACTGGGTGTTTGGACACGTCCCCGGCCCCTTGCCGAGCCAGTGCGTCTCCGGGATCGGAATCGTCATCTCGCAGGTCGGGCAGATCAGTCTGCCCTTCTTGTCGTACTTCACGATCGGCATCGACATCGGCCTAGCTCCTTTCCTTGGGTTTAGCTTTCGCGCCGTCTTCCAACCCATGTCCGTAGGTGTTGACCAGTAGGCGGGCCAAGTTGAGATCCTTCAGCTCGGGCGCGCAGCGGTGGTAGTCCTCGAGCCACCGCAAGACACGCGGCGGAAGCTGGCGCAGGAACGACTGCTCGACTTCGTCGTTGGTCGCCATCTAGGCCTTCACCTTTCTCGGGTCCACGTTGCTCGGATAGTTCTTCCACCGACGGCCGCAGTTGAAGCACATCCAGCCGCCCTTCCATCGGCAGGGGCGGTGCTGGATCTTCCTCTTCTTGCAGCTCATCCCTTCACCTTCTTGACCACGTCCTTGATGATCTCCTCGACGTGGTGGATGCCGTCCATCTGGACGCCCTCCTGCACCAGGCGAGTGATCTCGACCGTCTCTTTGTGGTCCTTCGCGTTGCCGCCGGCGACCACGAAACCCTTGCCCCGCGTCACACGATCCTGATCGTCGAGGCTTCCTTCGGAACGCACGTTTCCGAAAAAGAAGTACTTGGTCATTTGAACAGCTCCTTTCTCACGGACCCTGGCAAGTCGCGCCTCTCACGAGCGCGCTTGATACAGGCGTCCGGGTCCCAGCAGAGGATTGGCGTCTCCGGCGTGACGACGATCCCGTGGATCTCCGTCGTCTCCCGCGGATAGTCTACGCCTTTCTTCAGCGATTTCCCACAGGCCATACAGGTCGTCATCTTGATCCGGCCACACGGGCCTTCCTCTTCGGCCCTCAGCAGCCGCCTTCCTTCTTCCACGCCTTCGATCCACGATGCTGTCGCCAGATCGTCGCGCACTTTGGGCACGAGAAGAACTTCCACCAGCCGATCCCGCCCAGCGACTTCAACTTCCGGCCGCAGCACGTTTTCTCGGGCACATCACCCTCCTTTCTTGTCGAGCTCGTACATCGACCGCGCGCCCGTCGACAGGAACGTGCAGGTCGCCATCCGGTCCCCGGTCTTCTCGACCACCGTCACCTTGAACCCGAAGTCGGTCACGGCGACTCCCATGACCTGAAGCTCGCTTTTGGGCCGGCCCTTTCGCGCCATGCCAAGCCCTTCCTTCGCGGCCCAGTCGATCGCGTCGCGACGGATTCCCTCGATGATCAGGCTGGCCTGGTAGACGCCGTTATTCCCCATCGGCTCCCCCTTCCGGCTGGGGCTGCGCCCCAGCCGGAACCTCCGGCGCGTGGAGCTTCTCGATCTGGACGTGCCGGATCTTCGCTTCGACCGGGAACTGCCCTCGCCCGTCGATCTCCTTCGGGTACCCGGTCAGTTTCCCGTGCTGGGCGTGATCCTCGAGGATCATTTTGCAGAGCATACACTTGTTCCGCTGCGTCTCGAGGTACGCCTGCGTCTCGGGAGACAGCACGATCTCTTCGCCTTCCATCACCTTCTCCATCTTCTTGAAGTAGACCTTTACCCTGACACGCTTCATCGGCGGCAGCCCCGACGATCGCTTCTGATCTTCGGGCAGAAAGAGACCGCTCTCACTTCCGAGCGGTTCCTTCTGCGGGATCATTTCTTTCGGGGCTTATCGACCTCTTTGGGCCACACAATCGTGGCCTCTTCCTTGGTCATGGACCGCCAGTTCCAGCGGATGAAGTAGTACTCCATCTCGAAGTAGTAGAACAGGGCCTGGACCGGCCGCGAGGCCGCGTTCCAGAGCCTCTCCAGCTCTCGCTCACGACGGTACTGCTCACGGAATTCCGCGAGCTTCTCCTCGATGCTATTCATCGCTCTTGCATTCGTCGTTCAGCGTCTGGTCCTTCGGCGCACGCTCCGCATCTGTCGGATAGGTCAAGGTCGACCTTTTCGAGAGCCTGTCCGCCTTCTCATTCCTCTCGCGCGGGACCCAGTCGATCGACACGGTGACCTTCTTCTCCTGCAGCGCCTTGATCAGCTCGTGGGCCTTCCTCACGTAGGGGAGCAGGTGCTCCTTCTTGATCCGGTACCAGCCGTTCACCTGCCGCACGATGAGCTGGCTGTCCCCGAAGACCGCGAGCGCGTCCCCGTCCTTCAGATGCGCGATGGCGCCGGCGAGCCCGTGGATCAGGCCGCCATACTCCGCGATGTTCGTCGTCTGCTCAGTCCCGAGGAGGAACACTGGACCATTCCCCTCGGTGACGGGCTTGCCGTCGTCCGTCTCCAAGATCCACCCAAAGTGCGGAATCCCGCCTGGACAGGCGCCATCGAAAAACATCAGGTACCTCGACATCAGACCCCTCCTCTCGCCTTCTTCTGCGCGTCCTGATACTTCTCCACCGCGTCAGAAACGGACGCCAGCTCCCGAAGTACCTTCGAGATGTTGGTGTTGACTCCTCGCTTCATCCACGCCGTGTAGACCTTGTTGAGACGCTCGGCCCGCTGGACCACCTCGACCATCGCGATCCCCACGGTGCCCTTCACCATGAAGACCGAGAACCCGAGGGCCTTGAACGTCTCGTTGGCACGACTCTCCGGGACGATCACCGCATCTACGTCCGTCATACCTGGCAATCCTTCTCAGCCTGGATGTGGTTCAGCTTCGCCTCTCCGGGGAAGTTCCCGTAGTCGGTCAGCTTGTTGTTCGCCTTCCAGTCATCGAGGATGTACTGGCAGCAGACGCAGCCGGCCTTTGCCCGCTGCTCGAGGAGCGCCTTCGTCTCCTCCGAGAGTTCCACGTCGTCGATCGACATCGGCTCCTTCTTCCTCCCCGCTTTCACGAGCACGTTGAACAACGGCGTCGGCACAAGTGGACCTGCGCGGGGAAAAAGAAAGTCCAGGTTGTGCCATTCTCCGAACATGATCAGCTTCCGGTAGAGATCCAGCTCCCAGAGCTGAAGGCCTGGGGCCACCTCCACCAGATCCGGATCAACCACCTCCTTCCGCTTGCGACTCAAGGTTTCCTCCCTCCATCCCTGATCGTGAACTTCGCCTTCGACGCATCGACCGTCGTCCTGACGATTGTGAGCTTCGATCCGACCATCTCGATCGACGTAGTCGACGAGACGCCAGGACGGATCGCGTCCTTCGTCAGCTCGTACTCCGCGAACAGCGGCTTCACTTCCGGGAACAGCTCCAGGGCCTTCTCCCGATTCCCGACGCACCACGTCCTGAAATGGACCGCGGTCCTCAGGTGTTCCTTCACCTTGCGTGGCCCCTGAGAGTTCCTGGCCGACGGGACGAACTGCGAGCAGCACATCGCCCGTGAGTCGTGAGCCACGTAGTAGCCGCTCCCGGTCCCATTGGTCCCGTTGAAGAGGTTGACCTTGCCGAGCCTCTTCTGAGCAGCCTCCATCGCCTCGCGCCAGTACTTTGTCTCAGGCCAGGTACCGCCTTTGTTCACCGGATCACCCCGGCCAGCTCCTCGAGCCAGATCACCTCCGTCGCGACCTTCTGGATCGCCATCGCGGTGCGATCCTTGAAGCCCACGGAGACGCCCCTCATGCCGTCTGGCAGCCGCTTGAACAGCTCGACGAAGTCCTCGTCATGGGACAGGAGGACCAGCGTGTCGATCTGCGTCTTGAGGGCCAGCGCGTAGGCGTCCAGGCCGATCGCCATGTCGACGCCCTTGTCCCTCCAGATGCCGTCGGGACAGAGCTTCGAGGGCGTGTCGAAGATCGACCAGCCGTTCAGCCGGAGATGCGTGTAGAACCCGGCCCGATGCACCAAGAGGGCCGGATCGTGATGCGCCGTGTAGTATGCCTTGAACGCCAGGCTGACGCCCAGCTTCCCCTCGAGCGCCTTGACCAGCTCGCCGTACTCGAGCTTCTGCCGCGGCGTGCCCTGGTCCCGAGATCGCTTCTTCAGCGCGAACGAGACGTTGCCGCCATCCACGAAAATAGCACCGAGTCCCATACCAGTACCCTCCATTCCAGTTGGGCCACACATGGCCCCCAATCGACGTGCTGGGGGTGGGATGGGTCACAGACCCATCCCACCCCCAACGACGCGCCAAATCGACGTATAAACGCTAGTCTTCGCCCACCCAGACGACCACGGGGCGATTCCCGTCTTTCTCCATGCAGACCGACTCCTGGGCGACGAGGCTCTCGAGGACCTCATCGAGCTCCCGAGGCCGCACGTGGACGAACTTCAGTAAATCGCTCTTGGAGATGCGGTTGGCTCCCGAGACGATCTTCTTGACCCGCATCACCGTCTTCCCCCACACCCCATCGTGAGCCGATGCCTCGTCGACGAGGGCCTGGCAGGACTTCACGCTCTTCCAGACCATCTCCGCGGCCGCGTCCACGTCCTCCGGGTGGATCACCGTGGATCCGCGCTCCGCCAGCGCCGCGCGCAGCAGCGAGAGCTTCTTCAGGTAGAGGGGGCCACGGGACACGAGCGACGAGTACTCCGGGTGCCCATGTCCTTCGGCGTCCTTCTTCAGGTCCCGATACAGCGCCGCGTACATCCTCGACGAGTCGCTCCGGAACGTGAACTCGACTCCCGTGTAGTGCGCCCGGATCCTCAGCAGATCCTGCGCGAGCCTCTGGATCGCCTGGTCGTCGATCGGCGGCGGGAGCTCGTAGAGCCGCGTCTGCTTCCTCGCCTCGACCAGCAGGAAGCGCGCCATCATGCCTCCCGCGATGTCGCTGCCCTTCATGTTCTCCAGCAGCCACGGCGTCGTCGTAGACGCCACGAACGAGAACACGAACTTCCCGGGGATCGTGAACTCCTCCGTCCCCGAATCCTTCGTCTTCGAGAACGTCACCGGAAGCCCCCGCTCGAGCTTCTCCGTCACCAGCGACGCCAAGCTCGAGGCGTACTCCTTCCGGACGTGCGTCAGAAACGACCGGAACTCGTCGTACAGCAGGACGCCGTGACCCACGTCGCCATGGCACAGGCCCGGGATCTTCCGGCCCAGCGCCTCGATCGACGGATTCGACGGCAACACCTCGTCCGACGGGATGACCTGCCGCAGCAGCTCGACCCCGACGCCCACCGTGGACGACTTGTGCATCCACCCAGGCGGCGACGTCAGGATCACGTACATATTGGTCCCGACGTACTTCGGACTTCTGACGTAGACCTTATTCGCAAGCGCCGCACCCACGGCGAAATACCCGACTGCCTCAATGAATTCGTCCGGCGTGTCGAGATGTTGCTCGAGCTCCGCCTTCCAGTCGTCAATCCACATGATGCCGAATCCTCTCTCTAACCCTGCCTCTACCGCGTCAACACCAGCTCTGCGATCAGCTCCTTTTCTGTTTGCATGAACTCCGGCCACCACGCCCTCAGCAGCTCCCAAGTGCTCATGCCCCGCCCGAACGCTTCGGGCAGGAGCACGATCTCACCCTTCTTGATTGCCTGCGCCATGAACTTGACCGAGACGTTGACCACGCCCTTGTTCCACGTGTGCCTCTCGCTGGAAGTGATTCCCTGCTTCTTCCTCGCGACGAAATGGGTCCACCGGATCACCAGCTTCCATTCCGGCCCTCCGCGAGAGAACTCGCCATCCAGCCACGCCGCATTCATCCTGCTACCGCCTGATCTCCCAAGATGTCTTTCAGGTCACTCACCAGCGCCCTGATCGGATTGCAGTGGCTTTTCCAACAGGTGTAAACGTGCCTCATCTCCTTTGTCCACCTGTGCGGAATTACCTTCTTCTGCCACTCGTGCTTCCACTCCTTCACCGAGGTCCAGATCATCGCGCCGGTAACCTGAGACACGAAGACGTAGATGTTCGGGCAGTAGCCCTTGCGAACCTTCTCGTCGTGCTGCCCGATGTTGTCGACGACCACGTCTCCGTAGGGGTAGTCGTCTACGCAGGTGAACTCAAGCCCGATGCTCTTCACCTCGATGATCAGGTCCCCCACCATGATGTCGCCGCCGTCTTCGTCGAAGAACTTCCGGCCGGGGTTCTTTTCCCAGACCTGCATCTTTCCGAGAATCGCTGGGACATCATTTCCGCGTAGGTAACACCAAACTAGCCCCTGGTAGAAAAAGCTCTTCTTCAGGAGCCACTTGAACACCTCGTGCCTTTCGTCCTCGTTCATCTCGTCCTCGACTCGAATTTTGGCCGGCCGGCGCGACACGTCTTCCGTGGCACACCGGCCGGGCTACGTTCCCCTCAGTCCAAAGCCAGGCGCCGTACGCTACTCCGGAAGGTCATCCCCCATGCCCTCGCTGTGCTCCAGGGGATCGACCTCCATGGGCTTCGTCTGGGCCTTCGCCACAGATTTCGCCTTGGCCTTCTTCGGCTTCTTGCCCTCAGCCTCGATGGGCTTCTCCTTGGGCATCTTCTTCGACTTCTTCTCGAAGGACGCTTTGACCTCCGTCTCGATGGCCTTCACGTCCAGCTTGAGCTTGTTGGCGTAGAAGTCGATGTTCTCGGCGTGCCGGTAGTTCGGGTCGAGATCGCCGCCACACGCCAGAGAGATGAGCAGCTTGTCGAGCGTCTCTTCCTTCACCGCCTCGGTCACCACTCTCGAGAAGGGCGTCTCGTAGTCCTTGCCGCCGATCTTCGACACCTTGGGCTCGATGCCCAGCGCCCGGCAGAGCCGCACCTTGGCTCCGAACCAGAGGCGACTGAAGCAGTGTTCGGCCAGCAGCCTCTTGTCGGAGACGGTCAGCTTCTCCTGCTTCTCGTAGATCAGCTTGAAGGTCCGAAGGCGAACCTCGGCCTCGATCTTGTTGGCGAGGACCTGCTTTCGCGTCTGCTCCTGCATGGTGGAGTTCGAGCCGTGCATCCCGGTCCGCCCGTGGATCTTGCAGTTCTCCAGGTTGGCGCATCCGTCGACGTAGTGGCCGGCACGGGGTTGGTCGAGGATGATCATCTTCGCCGCGTTGTCGCAGAAGTCCTTCTTCTTGATCTCGACCCACTGGCCCGATGCCAGCGTGCCCTTCCCGGGCTTCGACTGATAGCTCTCGTAGACGCCGTACACCTTGTAGCCCTTCCCGCGGAGGGCGTTCTCGAGCTGGGTGATGTGCGCCCGCATCTTGCCCTGGAAGCACTCGACATCGGTGCAGCGGTCCCCGCTCTTGATGTCGTCGAAGAGGTCCTTCGAGCAGCCAGTCCGCTTGGGGCACGTCGTGCAGGGACCGGCCTTCTTGTCCAGCGCCGGATCCGTCTTCGAGAAGCCCGCCTTCGCGAGGTCGAGCATCAGCGTCGACTCAATCCACTCCCGCATGATCGTGACCGAAGGCTCGTCGTTCTCGAGGTACTCCATCGCGTCCTTCTGGTCCTCGGGCGTGAGCCGCGAGATCAGCATCGCGTGTCCCTCCGACATCTTGCCCTGGAGGAACATCTTCTTGCCCGAATCGACCAGCTTGTTGAGGGCCAGTCGCTTCATGACGTAGGGCCTGTCCTTGCCGACCTTGTTGCACAGGCCATGGAGATCGCCACCGGAGAGCTCGAGGATCTCAGCGAAGCTGTCCGCCTCCTCGAGGGGGTGGACGTTCTGCCGCTGGAGGTTCTCGACGACGATCACGTCCAAGGCGAGATCGTTCTCAGCCTCGATGACGCGACACGGAACCTTTTCGAGGCCCGCCTCTCTCGATGCCCTGCTGCGCCTGGCGCCAGCCAGGATCTCGAATTTCCCGTCGTTTCCCACCGCCCTCACGATCAGCGGCGTGAGCACCCCGTACCTCTTGATCGACTCGACCAGCCCCCTCATGGCCGTCGCGTCGAATGCCTTTCGCGGATTCCTCCGCGACTCGATCAGCTTCGAGAGCTCGATCTCCTCGAAGTTGACCTCCGCGAGCACTTCTCGCGGGGTTGCGTCCTTGACCTCGGTCATGCCGTCCTCCAGAAAAAGTGGCCTACGAAATACCGTGCTTACGTTTCACGAACTCCGAATTCATGTCGTAGTCTTCCCTCTCCGAAATCCTCTCGTTCGACAGCCGGTGGGTGCGGTGGAGCGCGCGCCGGCAGTACACCCCGCGATCGCCGCGCGCCGCCATGGTGAGCCAGAGATCCCAGTCCTGGAACCGCCTCACTCTCACATCGAAGCCAGGGAACTTCTCAGTCCGGATCAGCGCCGTCACGTCGATGAAGTTCGATCGGCGGAGCGTCTCCGCGTTCCACCCGACGGCGACCTTGGTGAACTCCCCCACGGGATGCACGTGCGATACGAAGCGCGTGTCGCCGTAGGCGAACGCTGCGCCCGGGTCCACGCCGAGCCAGTGGAGCGCGACATCGAGAGCGCCCAGCTCGAGCTCCGCGTCGTCGTCGAGGAAGATCAGGTACGGGAAGCGAGCCTTGGCGGCCCCTTCGTTGCGCTTCTCCGCAGCCCCACCCTCGCGATCCACCACGATGATCTGCGCGGGCCTGGCCGCCTCAACCGAGGGCAGGCAGACCGTGTGGAAGAACTCCTCGCGAGTCTTCAGGTGGGGGATCACAACCGATACCGGTAGCGTCATTGGGGCGTCCCCATACCGGAATTCACATTATCTCGTTTCCCGAAATCCAAGAGTACCTCGTAAAGGTTCTTTTCGTCACGGAAAGTTCGCTCACCAACGAACGTGGGCCGCTTCCACACCTTGTCCTTCCCGAGCAGGCGGGCGTGCCGGCACCGCTCCGCCAGGCGAGCCCAGTGGCCGCGCCTCTCGTGGGGTACCGGGCTCGCGTGCTTCGTGACGGGGTCCCGCCGCAGTCCGACGATCACCTCGTGGTCGCACACGATGAAGTGCGGGGTCTTCTCTCGGGGAACCTGCTTGCCTTCGGTCACGCGGCGTCTCTCCCTTGGCGTCAGCTCCGGCGTCACGCGGACGACGTAGTTCGCCGGGTGCGAGATCGCCGCGATGTACCTCATGCTCTCGCACATTTCGTTGCAGAGGGGCGAGGCGATGGAGAGCGCGACGACGCTCAGGTCCCCTCGCTGGCCGACACCGGCGTAGCCGAAGGCCCACGCCATCGGCATATTCTTCATGCCCTCGACCCCGTGGTACCGGATCATGACGAACCACTGCTTGACCCTGTCGATCGGGCCAGAGCCGGGCGCGCGGACGATCTCCTGCACCGCGGGGTGGCTCACGTCGACCTGGATCAGCCGGTCCATCACCCATACCGGCTTTCCGCCGGAGGCGACGATCAGATCGCCCGACACCTCGACCTTCGTGGGCCACATCTCCTTCACTGTGTTGTGCAGCTCCATCTCGCGCTGCGGGTCCATCGGCTTGCGAACGAGCGAGCAGACCGCGACGTCGTTGAAGGGGAGCGGCACGCCATCCTTCATCTCGTCCAGCAGGTCCCGGTCGATCTCCTTCAGCGCCTCGTTGAAGTCCGCGTCCTCCCCGAGCAGGAAGACGTGGCTCTCCGACAGCGGCGGGATCTTCAGGTCGGGATCGACCCAGTCGGCCTTGTCGAAGACCGAATGCGCCTTCGATAGAAAGTCCGCGAACCTAAGCACTTGCCGCCTCCCGATTCCCTGGCATCTTGAGCGCGATCTTGTCCTCGATCTTCGCCAGCTCCATTTCCAGCGTCCTCGTCTTGTCCTTCGATTCCTTGATGCGCCCCCACAGGCGCACCGCGATCCGGATCAATTCGTCCGGGTCCTCCGACGTCACCTCAAGCCCCATCTCTCTACCCTCTCAACTCGCGACTCGAAAACCGCGCCCCGTTTCCCCAAGGCGCCTCCGGTGCTGCCAGCGGGCAGAGCCCGCTGGCAGCATGAGGAACCGCCTGGGAGAACTAGATGGGCCTCCGGGCCGGAGCCGGGGCGGGACGCGCCGGAGCGGGAGCCGGACGCGCCGCCGGGGCCGGAGCGGGAGCAGCGCCGGTCGGCGTGGGCGCCGGGGCCGGGGGCGTTCCCGCCGCCTGGGCCTCGTTCGTGCGCGCCACGTCCGGGTGCTGCTTGAAGCTCGACGGCCGGAACCGCTCCTGGCCGTTGAAGACCTCGACGTCGCCCTTGACGGTCAGGCACTTGTTGACGAAGTCGTCGGTGTCGAACTCCATCTCGCCCTTCGCGTCCGCGGCCGCCAGGTTCGCGGCGTAGAGGAACCCGTTGAGCCGGGGCTTCGCCTTGGGCGACAGCGAGAGCCGGTCCGAGACGACTTCTCCGGTGTACTCGCCGTCGAGGATCTGCATCGAGACCTCGATGTAGGGGAACTTCTCCTTCGACGGGTCGTTCTTGTCGGGCCGGGACTCCTTGATCTCGGCCTTGGTGATCATCACGTTGTACTCGCCCTTGGGAACGGACTTCCACTTCTCGCTCGGATCGGTCGTGAACTTTGCCATGGTCGCGTGTCTCCGAATTTCGTTTCTCTCAAACCCCAGCGGCCTCGCGACAGGCGAGGCCGCGAAACGCTCTCTATTTCGCGCTTGCCGTCTGGGCCTCCTTTCCGCTGCTCGCCATCGAGACGATGCCGTCCTTGAGCTTCTTCCAGACCGCGAGCGGGTCCTTCTCGGACACGCGCTCCTCCGGCCGGAGAGCCCGGTACCGATCGCGCACCTGGTAGATCGCGGGGCCGTCCGTCGTGAAGACGAACTCGGACCCGGTCTTGGTCGACGACTTCCGCATGAGCCCGACGGTGTCGAAGAAGCTGGGGATGACGGTCGCGCTCTGGCCGGGGAACACCGGCTCGAACGCCGCTTCCGCCTTGTCCCCGCCCTGGGGCTTCGTCAGGCTCGTGACGCAGACGTGGCAGTTCAGGTCCTTGAGCCGGCGGCACATACGACGGAGCCGCTCCTGGAGCTCGTACCAGGCCCCGAACTCGAGCTTGCCGCTCGCGGACTTCTGCGCGTAGTCGTCTTCCATCCTGCCCGAAATCTCGGTCAGGGAGTCGACCACCACGGCTTCGTACTTCCCGCTCTCGGCCTCGCCCACCGCGTCCCCGAGCTTCTCGAAGAACTCTTTCGGCTCGGGCTCACGGATCAGCCGGACTTCGATGTTGTCCCGCTTCACCGTGGGGAAGGCGCTGAACAGGCCGCCTTCCACGTCGATGTAGAGCGTCCTCCACAGGTGCGTCATCTGAGCGGCAAAGAACGTCTTGCCGCTGCCCGGAGGACCCTTCACGAACGTCTTCAAGAAGGTCCACTGGGACAGGTACGTGTCGAAATCCACGCTTCCACCTCCTCCAACTAGGGTTTCTGCAACTCTGCTTCCGCGATACACTCGCGGAGCTCTTTATCCACCAGCACCTTCACCGAGCCGGGCGGCATCGTGAATATCTGGCCCTTGCCGTTGAGGCACACGATCGCGATGCCTCCGCTCGACCCGGACTCGACCCCGAGTACGGCCACGGCTTCAGGCTCCCTGTTGATGTTCACGATCCCCGGAAGCGGCCTCGAGAACGTCATGACTTCAGCACCACTTCGGCCAGCGACTTTTTCATCTCATCCGTCATCTCGATGCACACGTCAGTCGCCCGAACCGAGACCACCTGGCCGCCCTGGAGCAGGCACAGCAGCCACGGGACGGTCCCCGAGCCGTCAGAATCCGAGTAGAGCCCGAGCGTCAAGAAGGGCGTGTCCGACGTCGCGTTCGACATCGTATTGCCCGACCCCTTCACCTGGGCGTGCTGCGGGATGACGCCCGAGAAGTTCTGGAACAGTTTTCCGTTCATCGCACCGCCTCCACCTTCGTCAGCCACTCGGGGAAGGGGCGCGTCCCGGCCTTCATCTCCTGGCCGAGCTTCTCCCACTTCTCGAAGATGGCGCGGTTGCCCATGTTCTTCCGGATCAGCTTCACCTGATCCGCGGTGGGCTTGTACCCGAAGGCGGCGGAGATCCCGTACATCACCAGGAACGGCTCGCTCGTCCTGATCGAAAACAGGTCGAAGAGCAGCACTCCGTCGATAGCGGGAGACTGAGATGCTGTGATTGCGTCCATGTCGTCCTTCCCTCGAAAACCGAACCTCTACCCCTACTTCGCCGGCGCGGGCTTCCCCAAGTCCTTCCGGTCGAAGAACCGATCAATCACGAGAGCGTCTTCCTCGATGCAGATGTTCTTGAACGGGCACATCCACAGGCAGTGGTCCCCGACGTTGCGCCATGCCTCTCCCGTCCTCGCCACGGCCGTCATCGCCTTGTGCTGCGTCCTGATCTGCGACAGCGCCGCGGTGAGCTCTGCTCGTCCTCTCGAATACGTCTGCCTGACGAACCTCTTCTCCTTGAAGTCTCCCGGCGTCCACCGGAAGGCCTGCATCTCCTCGTCGATCGAGGCAGTCAGCCTCGTTACGAACTCGGCAGTCGTCTCGTTTTTCCCCTGCCGGTTCGCTGGCTTCAGCGCGACGTTGTAGAGCGTGGGAAGGGGTCCATATTCCTCGAGAAGTGCCAGTGTATAGAGCGAGACTTGCAAGTCAAGGGGCATAAGCTCTGGCTCGTGTGCAGATTTGTATTTATGCTCCACGATGAAGCGCACCCCGCTCTGCTTGTCGCGCCAGATCCCGTCGATGAACCCTCCGAGCACCAGGCCGGGGCCGGCCTTCACCCGGAATTCCTTCTCCGTCTCGAGCACCTCGAACCGCGTCATGTCCATCGAGAAGATCGACTTCGCGTAGCAGGTGATCATGGCCTCGAGGGCGGCGAACTTCACCGTCAGCCGGTCGATCTGCTCCTGGCTGGCCTTCGCGGTACTGAGCCGCTGGAGATAGTCGTTCCTCGCGAAGTCGAAGACCGCCTTCCCGGCGTTGGGGTCGTTCTGGGCGTACATCTTGCCCACCGCGAGGTGGAAGATGTCACCCTCCGCGAGCGGCGCCGCGATGATCTTCGGCTCGAACTTCTTCGAGAGCTGCCACTTCCGGGGACACATCCCGAAAGTAGAGAACTGCGAATAGGACCGATACTTTCCCTTCAGCTTCTTTCCCACACCCATCCTCCATTCCTAAGCTCTGGCGTTCGGAACACCGCACGCCGTGCAGATGTAGTAGATCCCCGTGGTATGGTACCCATGCCGCCACAGGCATCGACCACACCCCTCGCACCTCCACGCCGCCGCGGGGTGCGTCGTCCGACAATCACAGGGCGCAGCAACGGCCGGTCGTTCTCCTACCGGCTGCCGAGAGTCATCCTTTCCGGGCTTGCCTTCGCCGGATCCGGTCGACCTCTTCTTTGACTCGGCGCTAGTCGTTGTCGCTGCGGGTCTGTCCCCGCCGCGTTGCTGCGCTTTCTTCACCGGCTATCTCCGTCCCCTTCTGCAAACGATGGCGTTGATCCCCGGCGGCAGCGCCGCAGGCGCTGCCGCGGGGGCGAAGTGCTGCACCGGAGGCGACTGGGTCTGGATCACGGTGTCCTCTGGCGTGAAGAGGAAGCCGATCTCCGCCAGGTTCGCCTTGTTCTCCTGAATCCACTCCTCGATCACGTCGGCGTAGACCTCGAGCACCTTGCGGTGCAGCTCGTTGACGTTGCGCTTCTCCGTGGGCTTCGCGAAGATCGCCGTGGCGACCTGCCAGGCGATGTTGTTCCGTAGCCACTCGGGGTTCGCCGTCTCGGGCACGAGGAACGACGACTTCGCGGGCTTGCAGCTCTGCTCCTCGCAGATTTTCCGCACGCAGGCGTTCATCGACATCCCGACCATCATGACCAGATCGTTCGAGTACCCCTCGAACGACGCCTTGAACTTCCCCATCCCATACCTCCTATCGGCTCAAGCTCTCGTACTTCTCAAGCCTCGACCGGAGAAGATCCCGTTCGAGGGCCAACTGGCTGATGTCCTTCCGCGCCTGCTCCAGGCATTCGCGGTCGTACTGGATCGCGTGCCAGTCCCGCTCATCCAGGCCCGCCGGGGCTTCGTCGTCATCGGCGCGCGGCTTCAGCTCGCCACCGATGATTCTCGAGTCGTGACCTTCCTTGTCCTCGCGGCACCACTCGCGAGCCCAGTCAAGCTTCTCCTTCATGTCGACCGGGTCCTCGTTGTCGCATACGAAGACCTTCGCGGCCGCGGTGTAGTGGAGGAAGCCCGGGTCCAGCTTCATCCAGAAGGCGTACCCGTTGGCCCCGTCGTTCAGGTACAGCACCACCTTCTTCGTGTTGAAGTCCTGCCACTCCACGATCGCCGTTCGGAACTCTCCCGGCCCGCCGATCTTCTGCTGGACGCCGGCCTTCCGACCGTCGTTCCAGGCGTGCATCGTTGACGCGACTCCGCAAAGCGCCAACAGGACGTGGACTCTAATCTTGACCCACAGCTTCATCGACCACCTCCTACATTCGCATCCTGGGGCCACCGGGAAACGGCCGGAACGTCCTCTTCGCCCGATCTATCTCGCCCTGCGCGTCCCGCAGCGTCGACAGGAGCGCCCGGAGGGAAAGCTCGTCCATCTTCTCGAGCTGGTCCTCCCGGATCATCCTGCCGGCCGTCGACAGCCTCGAGGCCTCGACGTGGATCGCCCGGATCAGTTGCCCCTTCACGGAAATCTCCTCCCTTTGATCTTGGGTCGAGGCACATAGGTCAACACGACCTCGGCCACCAGCTCCTTGTTGTCGCTCACGAACTTCCTCATGACCTCCACGTGCCGCTCCACCTTCCCGGTCGGATCGTAGACCTTCGTGAAGTGCAGAGCCAGCACGTCAGCCACCTTCCAGGCGTCGCCCAATGCCATAATATCCTCGAGCTGTTCCCACGCCGGGAGATGCAGGTCCTTGTCGATCTGCTTCAGGCCCACCCTCTTCGCGTACTCGTTCGCCTCGTGGACGAGACGGCGGGAGAACGTGTGGACCGGAGGCCGATTGATCGTTCTTCTTCTCATCGCCTCAGCACCGCCGCCTCGAGCGGCGTGATGTCCCACGCCGCGACCACGCGGAAGAGGTTCTGGTCGATCTGCTCCAGCAGGTAGGGATCTCCCGCCGGAACGTTGTGCCACGTCGCCTCCCACAGCACGAAGTACCGGCTCATCCGAGCGCGCCGGATGTACGGCGGGATGTACGGCGTCGTCGCCCACCCATCGACGGTGGAGGTCCTGTTGTTCCCAAAGCCCACGATCCTCATCGAGCTCCGGTCGTAGTACCGATGGTTCCACTTGAACTCCGTCGACCCCGGCCAGCAGCGCACGTCGACCCGCGTCGCATTGGCGCAGCAGATCGCCAGCCGCGGCCGCCCGTTGTCGTCGAAGCCCGCAATCTCCATCGTCTTCTTGAGGTCGATGATCCGGCTCCCGTGCGCGATCGACTTGTACGCCTTCATGATCAGGCGGTCGGTCTTCGTCAGGTCCCGGCACCGTGAATACCTCTCGGCTTCGGTACGTGCAGCCCTGGGCGACATCTGAATCTCGGCGGTCTCCATCAGTCCTCCGTAAGCACTCGTTCCGCTCGACAGTTCTTGCAGATCCGGATTCGATCTCCGGCCCGCAGCACCGCGCTGTGCCTGATCTCCCACCGACCAGGCGGTATCTCCTTCGCAGCGCAATCCTCGCACGTGGGCTGCCCGCAGCTATCGCAGAGCGGCGGCACCTTGGCGAACCCCTTCTTGCAAGCCGAGCAGATCACGGTCCATTCTCCCGTAAACTCAAACTCCGCAACACATAGCTTGCAGATACAGACCGCTGCACTCTCGCCCCACTTCACCCCGAGCTTCTCGGCAAGCTGGCGTCCGCGCGAGAGGTCGTTCATGTTCAGCGCGAGCGTCTCGACCCCTCGGTGACAGAGAGCGCAGCTCACGAGGACACCATGACCTTTATCTCGCCAAGCAGCTCGTTCTCCGCGCGACAGGGCTTGCAGAGCTGGTTCTCGATCACCGCGAAGTAGAGGCAGAGCGTCCACATATCGGTCATCGTCTTCTTCTCGACTCTCTTGATCCCGGCACACAGCCAGCAGCGCACCCGCTGGCAGAAGCCGTGCCCGTAGTCCATGCCGCGGCACTGGTACCCGACCCGCAGCTCGCGCCGGCCGCAATCGCTGCACGTCGACCGCTGGCCCGTCGACGAGAGCGACCAGTAGGTCCGAAACCTCGTGTGCGTCGCCTTCTCTTTCGGCATCGCTATCTCGTCAGCACGATCTCCGCCAAGAACTCCCTGTTCTCTGGGAGGCCCATCCAAAACTCCACCCGGACCTTCAGCTCGTCCTCGAGGTGGCTTCCCGGCCTCCCGTAAAGAATGCGTCGGTAGACGTTCGTCAACCGGTTCACCAAATTCTTCGAGCCGAAGTCCGAGAACTCCCGCTCGACAAAAGCCAACCGCAGATCACGGGGCCAAACGCCCCTCGCCTCCGCCTCATCCAGGCAGAACCGAACGAAGCGGGAGGCGAGGGTGCGCGTGGTCGTCGGCTTCACGGACAGATCCTCCTCTTGTAGCCACGGCCCTCTTTTTCTCGCACCAGGTCATAGACCGCCTGCCGCGCACTCGAGATCGCCACGAAGCGACCCTTTTCCTGGGACCTCGTCCACTTCTCGCCAATAGGTCCCCAGCGGCCCATGACCCGGACGTTGCCGGTGCCGTTGTCCTCGACCAGCTCGATGAAGACGGTGTACTGCTTGTTGTGACCCGGGTTCGTGTTCTCGAGGATCACCCGCTCCATCTCGCCGGTCAGCGCGCACTCGGCGTCGCAGAGCCTACACATCCTGAACCGACTCCAGCAGCTTGATCGCGGCGTCGATCTTCCTGATGTCGGGGTGCTCCGCGATGATCTTCTGGATCTCCTCGTTGTCCCGGATCATCGACTCGCGCTTGTTCCTGAGGGAGTCGATCACCGAGCCCATGGCGCTCCTCGCCGTCTCCGTCGCCGGCGTGTGGGGGAGATCCGGGCTCTCTTCGACGGAGCCGTCCTTCTCCTTCGCGCAAGCCTCCTCGTGCTTCAGCTTCCACTTCTCCGACGAGAAGGGTTTGTGCCCGCAGTTGTACTGGCACGTCAGCTTGGGCTTCGCCACGTCGTCCTCCTGAGTCTCCGGAGCTTCGGGCTCCGGCGTATCTGACCGTCTCTTCTCGATGGGAACATCCCACGTCTCGAGGCAGTCCATGTTTCCGCATTGGTATCGCTTGTAGCCATCCGTCCCCGCCAGGCGCGCAACGGGCGCCCGGCACCCCTTCGGACACTTCGGCTCTGCCATCTCTCTCATCTGCTACCCCACCCTCGTAAAATTAGCCCAACAGGTTGAGCTCCGCGAAGAGCTCACGGTTCGTGCTCAGAAACTCTCTGGCCTTGCCCTCGAACTCATACCGGTAGTTCGAGATGAACGTCTGACACAGGTTGCAGTGTTGCGGGACGTGCTGATCCGTGAAATGCTCTCTCAGGAACCGGGGCTTCGACAGCCTCATCATGATCAGCCCGATCATCGCTTCCTGATTCGAGAGCTGGCCCGAAGTCAGCGACAACGGAGGCCACATCTTCTCGTTGGTAGCGGACTCGACGAAGTCCTTGATCCTCTTCTCGAGGATCGCGATCACCTGGATCCGCGTCATCCTGCTCATACCCTGCTCCCCGTCTCCGCCAATTCTTTGTTCAGGTCTTTGCTCGCGCCGGCGAGCTTGATCTCCGCGAACAGCTCTCGATGCTTCGCGACGAACGCCGCAGCTTCGACGCGCAGGTCCTTCACGACGCTGTCCTCGACCTTTCGGCCGCGCGACACCACAAGCCAGGTGAGATGTTGCGCGAGCCGCTCTTCCATGTCCTTCGGCGCTTCCCCATCACGTTGCCACCGGAGCGGTATCCCCAGCGCCAAACGCTCCATGACCCTCTGGATGCCCGCGTAGTTCAGGTTGATCCCGAGCCACTCGTACCTCGCCCACAGCGAGTAGCACAGCGCGAGGTAGTAATTGGCGAGCTGGATCTGAGGCTCTACTTTTCGCACAAGACCTCCTCCGCGATCAAAGGCTTCATCCAGGGCCACAGCCTCACCGTCAGCTCTTGGAACTCCATGGCGGTGTAGAAGAAATGCCGCACCGACTTCTGATGCTCCCCGAGCGGAACGGCGACGAGCTTCGAGCAGCAGGATGGCGTGGCCGTCCACCAGCACACGCCGGGACGCTCCGCATGGGCGCGATCCCTCGCCGCGAGCCAGCCCGCCTGGTGGCTTCCCACGATGACCTCGTGCATCTTCCACGGCCGCATCGGAATGGGGTTGACGCTCTGCGGATCAGGGAACTCCGCCCAGACCCAGCCATAGGTCGACTCGCCCCCGGACTGGGCGCGCTTCTTCGACCGCTCGAACGCCTCGATCGTCGTGTGCTTCCCGATCTCGACTCGCCGAAGCGGCTGGTCGAAATCGCAAAAGCCCTCGATGATCAGCGGCTTCCCATTCATTTTGCTTATGCCTGCCACGTCAGGATCGCCTCCGCAAATTCTCTCCGATGCTTCTCGATAAAGTCCTGCGCGTACCGCTCAACGATCGGATCCGGCCGGTCGAGCTTGTCAGCCGACACGTTCAAGACCACCGCCGTCATCATGAACGCCAGGGCCAGCTCCGGCTCCGGTGACACCACGACGAGGCGAAGACCATTCCTCAGCCCCCACGACAGGTCCCTCACCGTGCCGATCGCTTTCGTCCCCCACGACGCCCGCAGCTCGAACACGAACTCGCCAAGCGGCGCCGCGAGATCCTCGAACGCTTCCGACTTCGACTTACGCACGCCCTACTCTCTTTCCCTTTGCCGAGAAGGTCCAAGACCTTCTTCGGCCCAAGGATGCGGACCATCTCTTCCGCTGCCATCTCAAGTTGGGTCCTCTCCGCGTCTCCCGTCAGCACCTGCTCGGCAATCAGCACCTTATGCCGGCGGGCGAACGAACGCCCGCGACGGATGCAGTACTCCACGTCCTGCTGCCACTTCGCCTTCTGAGGGAATACCATCCAGTGAAGCCGCCTTCCGACGGCCTCCCCGATCCGGTCGGGGTCCCCACCGCCCGACCGGATCGCGCTGCGCGCCCACTTCTCGAACTTCGCCGGGTTCAGGACTCTCTTGCGGCCCTGCCGCAGCGCCTCCCGCGCCACGAGGACCGTGAAGCCCTTGGCGAATTCAAGAGCGGCGTTACGCGGTTTTCTTGTCTTCACTCTTCTCTCCGACTTCCGCGGGAATCGGCGCGGACTCGATCAGAACGTCCAGCTCGACCTCGAGCGCCTTCGTGATGGCGAAGAGGGTTCCTTCCCTCACGCCCTCCTTCAGCGCCCCGGATTCGATGCGGTCGATCGTCCGGGGGGACACACCCGACCGCTCCGCGAGCTCCTTGGTCGTCATGCGTTTCCCCATCCGAACCTCTCTCAGCTTCGACCCGTTGATCTTCACCTGCGACATTCATCACTCCTTCCGCCCCGTGAGGGGCGATTACGCTGAACCTCGAAGAACCATCGTCCACCTCTCGCCTCACTCTTTTCCCTGCCGGAAAAGGCCCCGGCCAGCCATACAGCCGCGTCGTCCAAACGCGGAGCATTTTTCGTCCGCCAATCTTTCGTCAGCACGTGCAAAGCCGCAGGAAGGCCAGCACGTGCAAACCCTCGAGAGCCGGGAAGCGCGGTCAAAACGACCGCGCCCCCGCACGCTCTTTTCATCTCGATGCTGCGGATACCAGCTTCGGGATGTACACCCGAAGCTGATCCACCTCCGCGTCCGCGAACGTACCGAGAACTCGCGGCTCGAGCCCCTCGTACCCCTTCGGGTAGTTCTCGATGTCCGCCTGGTCCTCGGCCTCGCCGTAGGAGTCGAAGAGCATCCCGCCGGCGCGGCGGACGCGCTCGATCTCCTTGGCGCCTTCGACCTGTCGCGTCTCGACCCCGAGCTTGAACGCGGGCTTCGCGGCGTAGCCGTAGCCCGAGTGCTGCACGAGGGTCCACTTCGTCGGCTTCGTCTTCATTGTGCCTCCCGGAGAAGTTCGATCTCCGCCAGGACGTCCTTGAACATCTCGCAGAACTCCTGGATCCGCGGCTCAATGAGGATCGTGTCGAGGGCCGGGAACATCTTCTTCGGGACGCCTCTCGACATGAAGTAGGCCTGGTACCGCGGGACCATGTTCTTCCGCAGCTCCTCCACCGAGTTGATCCGGCCGATGAACGTGTGGTCGACGTTGTAGCGGTAGTGGAACCACCGCACGACTTCGAGCCCCAGCTCCCACCGGGCGTCGTACTTCACCTTGGTCTGAGGCGGGAGCGTCCGGTTGAATCTCCCGATCTCCTCTTCGGCTACCCCAAACGTGCCGAGCATCGTGGTCATGGTCATCCTCCAAAAATCTTTCGGTCGTTTCCCCTTCGTCGCTCTCCCGAAGTGGGGTGGGGGCTGCGCCCCCACCCCACCCGTACCCAGGAGAGGAGGTCCCGGCTCTCCTAGATCACCCCGGCTGCCTTCATGCGCGAGAGGGCCACCTTGCCGACTTCGATGCGGGCCAGTTCCAGCTCCGCCTCGATCGTCGTGACAACCGTCTTCCGCAGCTCCTCGTAGTCCTCGGTGAGAGCGAAGGAAGCGGCGACGACCATGGCGTCCTCCAGCTTCTTCTTCGCGTCCTGGATGCGGTCGACGATGAGGCCATCGGCGTCCGTCGAGTCCAGCTCCTCGTACCGCTTCGAGAGCTTCGCGAGCGACCCACGGAGGCCGCTGGGCTCGTCCCCGGGCTCCTCGCCCTTCGAGCCGATGATGTCGCCCAGGCTGCGGGCGATACAGCCCCGAACGATCTCGGCGGTCTCCTCCGGGTTCTTCGAGGTCCAGTCCTCGACGACGTGGAACCGGATGCCCTTCTCCTCGTTCCACTCGTCCCGGATCTTCTTGATCTCCGCGTCGTTCACCATCGCGTAGATGTAGAAGCTGCCATCCCAAGGGATCGACACGCGGCGCATCGCTCCGGGGATGCTCCACGTCGCGCGGGAGAGAAACTTGACGGTCTCCTCGGGGGCGTTGCGCTTCTTCGCCGCCTCGGGGCTCGGGATGTTGTAGTTCACCATCCCGATCGGCACCGACAGCACCTTGTGCTTCGGCTTGACCAGCGGTTTCGCGGCCATGCTATTGCTCCTTTCTCTTTGGCCCGATCAGTCGCAGGGGCGCCCCAGCGAGAAGCCGATCGGTCCTCTCACGTTCCGCGCAAGCGCGGAACGTGAAGGGGCCGACGAAGCCGCGACCCCGGCCCTCCCAGTTCGGGGCGTACCGTACCTCGAACGGGGGAAGGGGCTGGAGCCAGAACCAGTACTGGTTAGGGTCTTCTTTCCTGCTCATTTCTCGAAGCCCCCATTCCGGAGCTGCTCTTTGCCGTCGATCTTGACGGAGAAGTCGTCCCACCAGAGATCGCCGCCCTTCGACGACACGAGGATGCCGATCTTCGCCTTCACGGCGCCGGCAGGAACCTCGAACCGATCAGACAGCCGCGTCCAGGCCGGAATGTCCTTCGGCGCGACGAGTTCCTTCGTCACGAGCGACTTGCCCGCAGCATCGTAGAGGACGAACCCGAACTTGTCGTCGAGCCCATCCGTCCCATCGGTGAGCACCCAGGCGGAGAGCTCGAGCTCCTTGCCCGGCTTCACCTCGAAGAAGTCGGTGCCGCCCATGTCGGCCAGCCCACCATCCTTCCTCGCGATCTTCAGGTGGAGCGATGCGGATCCTGAGTGGACGCGCAACGAGTCCGCCTTCGCGCCACTGATCGCACCCCAGCCAGCGACAGGCAGCTTCTTCTCCGGTACCGGAGCGAGAGGGACGTAGAGCCGAGCCAGGCGCTCCCGCGTCTTCATCTTCCACACCGGGTCCAGATCCGGCCACGCTGCGCGGTACGCGCTTGAGGCCCCGTCGATCGCCTCCTGGCGCTGCTTCGGGAACTTCTTCGCGAGCTTCACGAACTCGTCCGCCACAGCGACCTTGGCCGGGGCGGTATCGGCTTTCGCCAGATCGTCCGCGAGCTTCTGGGACGACTCTTCGTATCCCTGAAGAGCCAGAGGAAGCATGATCATCGCGATCGTCTTCATACGGCCTCCTTCTTGATGAGCGTCGTCTCGGTCAACACCATGACCGCCTCCGGGAACCGCTCCCGCACTTCGGTCGGGTGCTCAAGGCACCAGGCGACGAAGTGCGGGAGCCCGTTCGCGTGTCCGAAAGCGGGCTCGAAGCTGTACCACGACACGCGGCATGCCGAGCATTTGTCGGCGTCGTCCTTCATCCGCACGTCGGGCGGATAGAGCCCCTTGCAGACAAGCTCGAAGATGACCACGTTCTTCGGTCTGGTCTTCTCGATCCGCTCTTTCACCGCCTCGTAAGCGGCGGCCCACTTCGTTCTGAGGATCATGCCTGCTCCGCCTCCCGACGATGGGCTTCCATCTCGTCTTCGAGGTCTTCATCGTCCGGTGCCGGCGGCGGCTTCGGGGGCTCCGGATCCGGGTCGGGCGGCATCTTGCCGAACATGGGCTCCACGAATCCCGACGCAACAGCCTCGCGGCACTTCGGACACTTGCACTCGCAAAAGGGCTTGTGGTCGCAGCCTGGAGTCGGGCACGGGTGCGCGGTCATTTCCGGGTCCTCCACGCACGTCGCCCGACCGCAGTGGGGCTTCGGCACACGCTTCACCTCGTCGCCCTGGCCGGGGAGCGAGCCCTCGACTTCTTCGACGGGCTGCCCGGTCAGCGACGTCTCGGCGCGGCAGAGCTTGCAGACGATCTTCGCCTGATAGTTCCAGTCCTTGTGGTTGCAGTAGGCGGCGCACGCGGTGCAGAGCTGCTTGCCGCAGAGATCGCAGAAGTACGAGGCCTTGCGCTTCTGAGGGTTGTACACCTCCGACTTCCCGCAGCTCTCGCACTTGATCGCCTTCGCGAGCATCGGGCCACCTGGCTGTGACCCGATCGCGACCGTCGTATGCGACGGCAGCTCGTGGAGCGCCTCGATGGCTTTGAGGCCCGCCTGGCCCTCGGTCAGCACGATCTCCGCCTTGCAGTTCTTGCAGACGACGGTGCCGGGGAGCCGTTCGGCTTCCCCACAGATACAGCATCGCATCGGGATCATGCGCTCACCGCCCCAACCAGGTTCTTCATGTCGATGAGGAGCTTCCGGCCGAACGGCACTTTGACCGTGGCCGAGCTCTCCGGCATCGCCCAGATGACCTGGTACTTCGGCTTCCAGTTCTGCGGGAACGTCCCATAGCCGTCCGTCCAGACGACCACGCAGTCGGGCTTGCGCTTGCCCTTCGTGATGTGCTCGAAGATCGGACGGAAGTCGGTGCCGCCGCGACCGAGGAACTTCACTCTCTTCGCGATGTCGTTGTCCTTCACGTTCTCCTCGAACAGGTGGACCTGCGCGTCGCAGACCCCGACGTTGATCGGAATCCGCATCGACTTGGCGATGTCCACGCAGATCCCGAGCCCCATCTTCCATTCCTGGGCTCCGACCGACCCGGAGGAGTCGCCCCACCACTCGACCGACGAGCGGTACCCGAACGGCACCGGCATCGCGATCCCCGTGTGGGCGTAGCGCCTGTTGGGTCGGCGGTACGTCCAGTCCGTCTTCTTCGCCGCGGCGAACGAGTTCCGGATGATCTGCTTCCAGTTGACCTTCGGGTGGATGATGCCGTCGACCATCTCCTCCATCCCGGCGGGGAGCTTGCCGCGCATCTTGGCGAACTGGGCCGCCTCGACGAGCGCCCGCTTCCAGTTGACCGGCGGGGGGATGGGATCTTTCGACTGGCTGTGGTCGGGGGCCGTCGGGTCCTGCTTCTGGGGGTCTTCCCCAGGATCCTCGTTCGACTCGGCCCCGGGCAGCCCGCCTCCGCTCACCTTCACGATCACGCAGCTCGGGCACGGCGGGGAGCTGGGCATCGTGTCGCAGATCCGCTCCGCCGTCATGCCGCGCCACTGTTCGTCGAGCAGCCACGAGAAGACGCCGGGGATGTCGATCGGCGCGAAGCCCGAGTCCTTCAGGATCAGGTTGATCGCGTAGTCCGCCGCCTTCTTCCACTTCTCGGGGTCCCGCGAGCCGGCGCGGCTGAAGTGCTCGCAGGCGTTGTGCATGACCTCGTGGGCGATGCCCGTGAGCGTCTGGTTCGCGGACAGCTTCTTCGTGAAGTCCGGGTTGAAGAAGATGTGCCGCCCGTCCGTCGCCATCGTCGGATACGCCGTCGATTCGACGATCTTCAGCTTCGCCGCCAAGTAGCCGAAGAAGGGGTAGTGTAGAAGGAGCATCGTTCGGGCTCGCTTCATTCTCTGCATCTCGTCCACGCCATTCTCCTTTCTCAAGACTCGGATGGCTCACACACGGGGGGCTGGTCGCGCCAGCGACCAGCCCCGGATGCGGGGCTGCCCGGTCGCTCGCCGTCCCTAGACCACGTAGTCCGCCAGGCGGGCCACGGTCTTCTTCCACGAGGGCGCCACGGTGATCTTGTCTTTCGCGACGCGAGTGGAGTCCTTCACCATCACCGCCGCGGCCTCCGGGTTCTTGTCAGCCGACCAGATCGCGTACTGGCACAGGCGCTCCGCCAGCTTCGCGTTCTTCACGAAGCGGTCCACCAGGACGCCCGAGATGAAGAACTGCGCGGACAGCTCCGGCGCCGCGATGTTCTCGCCAGCGATGATCCGGTCGACGAGCGGCATCAGCGTTCCGGCCGTCGCGGTCCACGCCATGAACTCGGTCGCCGCGCCGTCCCCGATCGTGCCGTTCACGAGCGGTTCCCAGTCGGCCTGATCGAACGTGTGCAGGACCTCCGACGTCCTCTCCCAGGTGCGGGGGAGCGGCTCGCCGTGCTGCGCGTTGACGTCGGGCTTGTAGATCATCGACTCCTTGTTGTGGAGGAAGGAGATCACGTAGGGGTGGATGCCCTTCTTCAGCGCCCAGTCGAACCACGCCTCCGACGAGAACTCGAACTGGAGGAAGGTCATGCGCGTCCGCTGGGGGCGCACCATGTCTTCGACGTCCGCGCCGTCTTCGACCCGGTTGCCGCCCAGAACCACGATCGACCCCTTCGGGAGCTTCGTGCCGCCGATCGAATGCTTCAGGGTGAACTCGAGCGAGGACTTCTGCATCGGACGCTCGACCGTCGTGAACTCGTCGAGGAAGTAGACGCGCGGGCACTCTTCGTCGAGCTGGAAGTCGGGGTTCGGGTGGAGCTTCACCTTGTCGTGCTGCGGGGAGTAGATGTACAGGCCCTTGATGTCCTCCGTCGCCATCTGCGAGAGATAGAACGGCAGGACGATCACGTCGTGCTTCTGGCAGCGGGGGCAGAGAACGCCGTCGAAGGCGTGCTCCGTCGAATCGGTCTTCCCGATGCCCGTGTCGCCCAGCAACATGATCGAGCCGTTGAAGGCTCCGTTGCCCGACTTGTACCGCGCCGCCAAAGCGGTACGCAGAATCCGCTGATACTGTGGACTTGTCACGCTCAACATATCTGGGACCTCCTCACATTCACGTCGCGGGGACAACCCCCGCGCACCCATCGCGCCCCCCACCCATTCGCCCCCATCTATTGTGGGGGTCGAACGTGGGGAGCGAGTGGACGCGCTATCCGCGCTTCTGGGTCACGGCATTCGTCGCCACCTCGATCTCCATTCCCGGGCCGGCGACGCGGAAGCGGCGCTCGACCGCGACCGGCGCCCCCATCTTGCCCACCTTCGCCGGGATCTCCGTCTCGGGCTCCACGGTGACGCCCAGGTCGAGGATCGCGTGCCCGGCGGTCTCGGGGTCTTCGTTGATCGCGTGGGCCACCGCTGCCGCGCGCGGCGCGCTGGTCGCCACGACCACGCGCCCCAGCTTGCCGACGGTGACGAGGAACTCCCGGCGCTCGGGCTCGCGCTCAACCGTGGGCGTCGTCTCCCGCAGCGCGACGATCTTGTGGGCCACCGGTTTCGGCGTCTGCGCGGGGAGCTGCTGCGGGCCGGGCTTCTCGTAGATGGGGCGACCATCGAAGCCACGGGTGCGGTTGTCTACGAGCTGCCAGAAGCGCCGGTCGGACTTCGCCTTGAGGGCGCTACACGCGCCACAGACGAAGTCGCCGCGCATCGACTTCTGCCCACACGCCGGGCAGACGTCAATCCGCACTCTCGGCTCCCGCGTCTTGATCGGACTCAGCGCCAAGGCCTTCGCGATGATCTCCTCGCTCAGGCCAGCGGCGCGCATCACTTCGACATCACTCGACCGCATTTTCGTCACCCCCCAAATAGAACCCATGGGGGTTGCAGCAAATGACCCGCCGAACGTGTCCAAAAACGTCCAATCGTAACCCATGCGAAATCATGGGGTTATAGTGGGGGTAGATCCCACCCCCACCCAGAATGACCAGAAATGACAAGTTCTGTCATACAAAATACAAAAAGTGTCACAAAATGGCGCGAAAAGTCGCTTTGTCGGGCTGTTCTTCCTCGCGAAACGCCCCCCGTGCCAGGCCACGGATGCCGATTCTCGAGGCAGAACCAGCTCCCCTGGGCGAGCGCGCGCGGAGATCCGCTGCGCGCCCCAGTCCACGAGGAAGAAGAACCGCGAGCCGGCCGCGGCGCTGCCAGGCGCGGCTTTTCTTCTCCGTCGATCGAGCGGACGAAACATCCGCAGCCAGGCCCCCCGGATCTCTTGCAGGTGCATCCCTTGCAGGTGCAGCGCGCGATGGGATGCGGTGTTCGTTTGTCCGAAGTGGGAAAGGGTCTTTTCTCCGCGTGTTGTGCGCGGTGTTCTTTTCTTCCGCAGCGTAGCAGGTGCATGGGGTCCTGCAGGTGCATGGGGATGGCTCTGGATCATGCAGGTGCAGGAAGTGCGGATAAAAAAAAGCGGGGTGGCGGTTGCCCGCCACCCCGCTCGCGGTGTTAGCTCTTCGCGGGAGTCGCGCTGGCGGCCTTCACGGCGGCCTCGCGGTTCTCCTTCTGCTTCGGGTCGAAGTGCTTCACCCACGCGGCCAGCTCGATCTCGGCGGGCGCTTCGTAGGAGTACTCCTTCTTCGCGTCGTCGCGGAAGGTGAACTTGTGCTTCGGGTTCTTCCCGATGTACGTCTTCGCGTCCTTCCAGAGCGCGGCGTTGACCTCCGCCAGGACGCCCTTGAACTTCTCGATCAGCTTCTCGTCGATGCCGCCTTCCTTGAGCTGGACGAAGATGTCCTCACCGCCACCATCGCCGCTGGTCACGAGGCCCTGCTTCTCCATCTTCTCCAGCGTGTCCGCCGGGAAGACGCCCGCCGCGATCATCGCGATGACGTTGGCGCGGGACATCTTCGTCGGCTTCTTGGGGTCCGCCGCCTTCTCGGTGGTGGGAGCGGCCGGAGCGGGAGACGCGGGCTTCGCCGGGGTCGCCATGTTCTTCTGAGCCATCTGGAACCTCCATTCCATACGCGGACTTCGTTCGACCGCCCAGTGATACTGGGCAGACTGTCGAACGACGCGAGCCATTGTTGCAAATGACCCGCCATGGGGCGCAACGCGATTTGCGCGCCAGAAATCGCGATGACGTTTTGACGTTTGACGCAAAGTGTCCACAAACGACGGAAAACGTCACAAAGCGGAAGAACAAAGAAGCGGACTGGAAAAGCGGATTCCCCCAGCGGATCTGAAACAGTCCGCTTTTCTCTGTCCTCTCTCTTCTCTCCGCGCTCTTTTACGCGGTTCTTTTGTCCTTCTTCGCCGGCGGACGTCCTGGTCCTTTCCTTCGATGCGGACGCCTGGCTCCGCTCCTCCTGCAGGTGCAGGGCTGCATCTGCAAGCCCCCATGCAGGTGCAGAGGGCGCGGATGCCCAAGACCGCACGACGCGCGCGGAGCGCGCGGCGTCCGCGCGTCTCGCGCGGCTCAACCCATGCACGTGCAAGGTCTTTGGGGAGAAGGAATACGATGGTACGGTCCCGTGCGTCCGTCGTCCTCTCTCCTCCTCCCCCTCTGCACGTGCTGGGTGGCCGAGCCGCTGGGCTCGCCGCGTCGAGCTCGCTCCGCTCCGCGGACTCCGCTGCGCTCGCTCTCCTTGGCTCCCCCATCGTCTCGACCCCCAAGAGAAGAGAGATCCCCCACGCCTCCCAGCGTGACGCTTTATTCTTCGATTTGGCGCGTCGAAGGGGTGGGGGTGGGTCTTGGGTCGCCCCCAGCCCCAATGCGTTAGACTGGCAGCCAGCCAGCCAGCCGGGGATGGCTCCCAAAAGAGGGGGTGGGCGAGTTGGGGGCGTCAGCCCCCAACGAGCCCAGGACCCCGGGATTAGAGGCCGGGCACCGCCTCGGGCAGCACCGGCGCCGCGGGCGGGATCGCCGCCGCCTTCGCAGCGGCCGAGACCGCCTTCCTCTCCGCGATGGTCTTCTGGCGCTTCGCGAGGGAGGCGGCCTTCCGCTCCTCCGCGATCTTGGCGAGCTTGGCCCGAACGATCTGCCAGTCCGGCTCCGGGAGCAGCTCCTCCTCGGTGAGCGGGAACTCGATGACGGCCCACCGCGGCGTGCTCCAGTTCTTCGTCACCGGGTGCCGCTCTTTCCTCTTCCTCCACGAGTGGACGAGGATGCGGTTGCCGGCGCGCAGCCAGGCCCAGACCGCCTCGATCTCCTTGAGCTTCGCGATGTGGTCGGCCTTGCGATCGCTGGCGCAGACCTGGACGCCCGTGACTCCCGACTCGTCCGCCTTCACCGCGATGAAGTCGAACGCCCCGAAGCAGTCCCGCTTGATGAAGGTCCCGTGGACGACCTGCTCGACCTTCTCGACGAAGTATCCGCGCTCGCGCAGGAGCTCGGCGGTGCTGGCGGCCTGTGATCCCATACGTGTTCCTCCTCCATTCCTTTCTACGAGAGACGAGAGACACTACACGTATCCCTCTGGCTCTCTTACCAGCTACGCTGGTAAGAGAGCCGTATTCCTCTGAGTGCTAGTAGAGTACCGTACTCTCTAGAGAGTAGTGAGTACGTGTGCTGGTGTGGTCGTCACGCTCCAAACGCTCCCAGTCTGGGCGAGATTCCAGAATTCATGAAACGATTCCACAAAACAGAAAACTCCAGGTCGGGAAACAAGATCGCCCGCGCTGGGCCAGTGCGACCGAGCTCGGGCGACGGGGTGGGTATTAGGATGCTCGAGGTGGGAGGCCTCGAGCCGTGCTGATGGTTCAGGAGTGAAGCCCATCCCGAGCTCGCTGCTGCTGGGGTCGCCAGGCCTTGAACTTGTCCACGAACTGCGGGACGATCGGCGCCGGCGTGTTCTCCCACCGATGGAACCAGTACGAGCCCCAGGGGTCCGAGTGCCAGGTGTTGACGAACATCGCCTACACGTACTTCTTGACGAGGCGATTGAGGTAGGTCTGGATCTTCTCGTCGGGCTTCCGCGTGGCGTCCTCCGCCTGGATCACGACGGTCTTGCCGACGTGCTTCTCGCCGTCGACGACGTGCGAGGGAGCCGAGGGCAGAGCGCCCACGGCGAGGGCGACGACGGGCTTGCAGGCGTCACAGTACCCGAGCTTCACTTTCGCGGCCATTCCATTCCTCCGTAGGTGAACAGGTTACGGCGTCAGTATTCCGGCCCAGATGATATCCGTCGGTCCCTGATAAATCACGCCCATTGGAAGACCGGCCGTTCCTCCGGAGAGAGCCGGCTCCGCGGTCACGCGGTAGTCGTTCAGGCCGACGTCGGAGATCGTGGGATCGAGGATCGTGTCCGTGGGGTCGAGCGCAGGTCCCGCCGTGATCTTGTAGACGCAGTTGTGGTCCTCGGTGATTCCGGTCAGGCTGAAGGCCGTGCCCTCGAGCAGGCCCGACAGCACGCAGTCGTGGACGGTCATGCTGCCGGCGCTGCGGAGGAAGATCGTCTGCCCGCTGGAGACTCCCGTGGTGTCCTGGTACCAGACCGAGTTCGAGATCGTCACCGTCGCAGTGTTGTTATTCGAGCGGAAGCCGCGCTTCGCACGGAAGGCGACGCAATTGCGGATAGTCGTCACGCCGCCGCTCACCGCGCTGAGGCTTGCGGCGTGCATGAAGTTTTCGTTGTTGCCTGCCGAACCCAGGTCGTAGCAGAGGACGTCCTCGATCGTCGTCCCGAGATTGTTGACGAGGATGCCCTTCATGGAGCTCGAGATGCGAGGGATGTCGACTTCTCTACGGTAGATCGCGCAGTTCCGGATGAAGACGGAGTTGTCGAAGCCAGCGACCGTGATGACGCCCAGGTTGCTGAGGCCGGCGCTCGTGCTGCATCCGACGTTCGTGAATGTGCAGCCGCTGATCTCGACGCCAGTGTGGGAGACACCGCTGACTCCGACCAGCACGATGCCGACCGTGCCGTTGGCGGGATTGCCGGGCTCGTAGAAAGTGCAGTTGATGATCTGAAGACGCGAGAGGCTCGCCATGCCTGTCGTCGTGTTCGACCCGCAGATCAGGCCGTTATTCTGCTGCGTGCCGGAGACGTTGCCGCCACCGACGAAGTCGATGCCGATGATGGCGAGCCCAACGTTCCCGCCCTGAATCGTGACGCAGTGGCCTCCGGCGCCACCGCTGGCGAGGATCGTGACGCTCGCGCCGTCGTCGGCCTCGATCGTGAGGTCGAGACAGTTGACGATGGTGATCGCGTCGTAATTTCCGGTCGCGACCAGAAGGCGCGTGTTCGGGCCAGCGGCGTCGATCGCGGTCTGAAGTGCTGCGCCTCCACCGGAAACGTTGACCGTGTTGGTGTAGGTGACGGGCACGAAGGTGATCGCGGTGAGGAGGTCGACGAAGATGTTGGTGGGAGCTGCCTGGCCGCCTTTGCGGTTGGTGCGAGATGAGCGACGCCTCAGTCCTCGCCACCACGAGATGAACTCGAAGGTGGGCACTCTTCGGCCGTCGGGAAGCCTGATCTTGTCTCCGACGAGGATGTTAGGTTGCCTTGGCATCTTCGTTGGCATCAAAGGGGACTATAGCCCCACATCGCGACTGGGGCAAGCCCCAGTCGCGATAGGACGCATGGGGGAATCGGTCGGCCGGGAGAAAAAACGGGGAGCCGACGAAAGTGTCGACTCCCCGCGGGATCGGGTCGATAAAAAAAACCGGAGAGCGGCTTGGGACCTCGGAGGAGCCGCTCCCCGGCTGGAATGGAGCTAGAGGGGGTAGTTCGCGACCAGCAGCTCCTTCACCTGGTGGACCTTGCCGTGGTTGCGGTTCCGGGAGACGTACTGGTACGGGATCGTCTTCATGTAGAGGCCGGCGCAGGCCTCGCGCACCTCGGTCGTGTTGTAGTGCGTGATCAGGACCTTCGCTTTCTTCAGGCCTCGAGCGGCGTCGCAGACCGCCTGGGGCGATGTGCCCTCCTCGAACTTGTAGAGGCCCTTGGCGCGACCCTCGTAGGGCGGATCCCAGAACTGGAACGCGCCCGCCTTGTCGTTGTCCTTGGCGACCTTCCGGAAGTCCTGATTCAGGATCGTCGCCTTGTTCAGCTTCGCGCGGAGCTCCCAGCAGTGCTTCACGGTGTGCTTCCCGACGTGGGCCGTCGACGGCTTGGACAGGTTGACGTCCTTGCCGTTGGAGTTGAAGGACAGCCGGCGGGCCATGAAGTAATCGCACGTGTCGGTCGAGCCCTTCCGGAACCGCTGGGTGAACTTCTTCCGGTTGGCGATCGTGGCGGGATTCCGCGCGACGCAGGACGTGAGCCGGGGGCACGAGAAGTCCCGGTGGAACTTCACGAGCTGGGGGTCGATGTCGTTCAGCACGTTCTTCGCCGCGGGAGGCTTCGCGAAGAAGACGGAGGCCGAGCCCATGAAGGGCTCGACGTAGATCGTGTGCTTGGGCGCGTGCTCGAGGATCTTCTTCGCCAGGCGGTTCTTGCCGCCCGGGTACCCGATGATCGGCCGCAGGGGTTTGTCGAGCGCGGTCAGCTTGAAGACGCTGTCCATTACGACCTTCCCTTTCCACGATGGACCCAGTCGAGAGCCTGAGCTCCCTGGATCACCCCGTCGAAGCAGGCGTTGATCTTGACCTTGTTGTCGTCGGCGTAGGTTCGCTCGCAGTTCTTCTTGCCGAGGCGGATTGCCGTCTGGAGGTCGGTGCCGGTGATCTCGCCGGCGAGGCGGCGCTTGCCCTTCTTGCGAGCCATCACTTCCTCCGTCGACCGTTCATCTGGATCTTGCGGGCGATCTTGAGCCGAGTCTCTTCGGCGCAGCTCATCGAGATCACGCCCTGTCGGGCCAGCTTGGCGACGTCGCCCGACTTGAAGACGCCCATCTCGACGAAGACCTGGACCTCACGGCAGGACAGTCGGGGCTTCGCCATCTATCCCTCGCGGATGTCCCGGGTGGTGACGCCCGGCAGGTAGCGGGGCTTCGTCTTCCGGCGCAGCGCGCCCTTGTGGGCGGGCTTGCCCTTGGGCGCCCACTTCTTCCGGTGGTTCTCGTCCAGGCGGCAGATTTTGACGCGAGGGTTCTTGCCGCCGCGGACGACGATCTCCTCGAAGCCCTTGGGGCAGTCTTCCATCGGGGAGACGATGATGCCGAGCTTCCCGCCGGCGAGCCTGATCTTCTTCATGCCCATGCCCTCGTTCGCACGAACGCGGTTGATCTCTTCGTACATCCGGCCGATGACGATCATCCCACCGACCTTGCACTGCTGGACGCAGCCGGATCCGATCTCCCTCGTCTCGCAGGTGATGCGGATGTCGTCCTCTGCCTTCTGGAGGGCGGCACGCAGGTCTTTCTTCCGGAGGTGGAGGTTGTGCGACACCGGCATAAGCAGATCCCTCGAGATGGAGTATAGCTCTGCCCGTAGGCAGGTCAAGGCGCGACGGGCTCGTCCTCCGTCTCCGGCGCCGGCTGGGGAGTCGGACGACGGTGGACGACGAGGTTCTTGGACGTGAACTCGTCGAGGTCCGCGGCGTTCTTCATGGCGGCCGCGACGTGGGCGTTGAACGAGGCCTCGTCCCCGGCGTTCCAGTCGTGGACGTAGCCGTTGAGCGCCTCGAGGTGCCCGGTCATCAGCTTGCGAAACTCGGCGTGAGGGAACTCGTTGAACGCCGCCCCGAAGAACATCGCCTGGAAGTCCGCGTTCCGGGAGAGCAGCTCGAGCGCCACCTTCACGCTGCCCTCATCGTTCGCCGGGAGCTGGTCGGCCAGCATCTTCGCAGCGACGATGTGCTCGGCCATCAGGCCGTGGGCGAGGATCCCGTTGGCCTCGCCGCCCTTCGCCGCGACCATGCCTCCCCACCACCCGACGCCGTCGAGCAGCGAGATCAGCGCGCGAAGGATGTCGATCCGGTTCTTGGACTTGGCCGCCTTAGTGTACGTGACGGTGTGCTTGACGTGAAGGCCCCACCAGTTCATGCCCACAGTTTCGGAGCCGTGTATACCGGCTCCCCTCCATTCCCTGTGCCCCTGTAGATCAGAATGCCGGCGCCGTTGCACCGGCTGTGTTCTTTTGGCTGCCTGGTTCCGGTGTCCTCGTCGACGGACATCGTGAAGCCCCGTCCGGAACACCCCTCGCAGTCGATCTTCTCGGCAGGAGGGGTGTCCATCAGTACTCTCGCGAGATCGGGTCGCTGGCCTCGCCGGTGAGCTTCGACGTCTCAAGAGCGATGGCCGTCACGCCCCAGATCCCGCCCAGGATCGAGAGTGTCTTCAGGATCGGGTTCTTGGTCAGCACGAACGTCGCCGCCGACATCGTGAAGAGCAGGGCATCCGTGCCAATCGCGGCCCACGGATTGACGATCAGCTTCGTCACGCCGTCCAGCCGGATCGCGCCCAGGGGAGCGCCCGGATGGATCTGTCCCAGCCCTTCGATGATCATCGGCTTACCTGTAGAACCTCACGCCGTTCATGACTTCGGGGCTACGGTTGCGGCCGCGGCCCTCGAGCACGTCGGGGTTGGCGAAGTCCTCGCGGCCGCCGAAGTCCTCGGGGTTGCCGAAGTCCTCCGGGCCGGAGAAGTCGTCGGGGTTCTGGAACTCTTCACGCGACGGCGCCGCGGGCTTGGGAGCGGGCGCGTCCGTCGTCTTGGGAGCAGGGAGGCTCGCCGACGACGGCGCCGGCTTCTCCTCCTCCTCGACCGGAGCCTTCGGGCCGACGCCGGCGAGACGCAGGCCGAACAGCGCCAGCGCCTCGACGCCGCCCACGATGGCGGGTACCGGGCCGAAGACCAGGTACGACAGGCCCGAGACGCCGAGCTCGAGGCCCAGCGCCACGTAGTCGTTCTTCCCGACCTTCGGAGCTTCCGGCGTCTTGAAGGGCGTCTTCGCGACGAGGAAGTGGATGGTGGAGTTCACGGCGATCGTCGCCGCGCCACCGATCATCATTTTTTCGTTCTGCTTGAGCATGGCATCTCCCTATCAAAGTCTCGCGGCGGGCGTGGCCCACCAGTCGTCATACCGATCTGCCCATTCACGGTCGAGCCAGTGATCCTGGCCGACGAGGACCTCGGGCTGCTGCTCGATGATGCCCAGCCCGTGAATCCCTTCGCTGATCTCTTCCGGCTTCACTTCCATCGACGGCACGGCCGGCGCCTCCTCGGCGTTGGCGATGGCTCGCATCCCCAGCGCGAAGAGACCGGTGCCCGTGATCTGTCCGGCGATCGCGGGAGCCCACCGCCCAAAGGCGAAGAGGACGCCGACGTTGGTCAGCGTCGTCGCGAGAAGAGAAACCCAGAGGGTCCTCCGCGCGATCTTGCACTCCTCGGGCTTCTTGGCGAAGCAGGCGAAGGTGAACAGGCTTGGCGAGATCGCGGCGTGCAGGCCCGTGATCATGCCGAGCTGCATGATCGAGAGGCCCACGTCGCTCTCGATGCCACTGCCGATCTTGCCGAGGCCGCGAATGGGTTTCGTCATCGTCGATCCCTTACTTGGACATCATGGCGGTCACGGCATGATACCCCGTGAGGCCGCCCGAGACGGTGCTGATGTGGGTGAAGAACGAGCCCTCGACCGGGATGAGCGACGAGCCCAGCGCGATCATCGAGCCGACGACGGAGAGCCAGGTCGCCATGCGGGTCATGCCCTTGGGCTTCTGGATCAGGTTGATGCCGACGCCCAGGAGCGCGCCGACTCCGACCGAGAGCCCCGCGGCGACGAGGCGTTCGTTGGTCTGACGGGTCCACGTGATCTCGCCCAGGCCCTTGATCTGGCCGAGCTCACGAACTTGAATCTGCGCGGTCATCGCAACTCCCCCAGCTTCTTCGTTCGCCCCCGCGAAGCGGGGGCGAAACCCGATCAGTCAGGATCCTGGAGCGACTGGACGACGGTGAGCATATCCGGCTGGCGGGGGCTGTCCGGGGGAGCCTCCGTCACGACGCTCGTCTTCCACTCGTGGCTCGAGGTGGTCTGATCGAAGAGGGGGACCTGGACTTCCTTGTTCTGGGCGAACAGGGCCGTCTCGGGGAACGGGCCGGTGCGGGCGCGCTGGAACCGCTCGGCCGCGGGATAGCGCGTGGTGAGGAGGATGGCCTGTTCCTGCTGGTCCTTGGTGTCGAGCGTGCGGGCGTTGCCCATCTTCCGGACGGCGTTCTTGGGCAGCTTCGGATGCGCGGCCGTCCGCTTCGTCCGGGGCACCATCGACGTGCTCGCCCAGGCCGCCTCCTGCTGGAGGTTGCGGACGCGCTCCTTCGCCTCGCGCTCGAACTCGAAGACTTCGAGGTGCTCATTGGTCGAGCCCGGCGCGCGCCACTTGACCAGCCAGTAGCCCGGAGGGGCGACGCTGAAGGCCTTGCCCAGCATCCCGTGCATCCCGGGCTTCATCGACTGGACGGGGTGGAGCGACGTGTAGCGCGTTCCCCGGCCGTTGTCGCCGGAGACCTTCTGGACGATGATGGAGCTGTGGCCGTGGCGGGAGAGCTCTTCCTGGTACGCCTCGGCCTTCGAGACGTCGTCGAACATCTTGCCGACCAGATTCCGGTGCAGGATCCGGATGACGGCGTAGATGGTCTTCGCCTTGCCGATCACGACGTTGGCGGCGCCGGCGGCCAGGACGCCGAGGCCCGCGATCACCAGGGGTGCGACCATGTCCGAGCTCCCTTCAGAGAACTTTCTGGAGAACCGTGATGAGGGGCTTTACACGATCGGCGTAGGACATCGCCGCGCCCTTCGTATCGCACGTGGCCTTGATGTACAGCTTCCCTTCGTGGCAGAACGTCGTCCGGTCGATGCACGTCGTCTTCGGGAACCGGGCGGCCTTGAGGAGCTGGTCCTTCTTGCCCCTCTCGCAGACGACCTTCGTGGGGATGAACGCGGTGTGGAGTTCCTTGTTCTTCTTGGATGCGTGTTTCGCCACGTCAATCCTCCGGTCTTCGGGAACTGTACCCGCCGGAGGATACGGTGTCAACCCTGCTACTCTCGAACGATCCTGCCGACCTTGGTGGCGCCCATGATCGGCTTGAGCCCGTTGATGCCGCGGGCGCGCAGAATCTCGCAGTGATTCCCGGGCACGAAGAGCTTCGCCCGGCGCAGGCAGGCCTCGTTGTCGCTCTCGCCTTTCCGGGGCCACACGTTGAAGTCGACCTGGCCCGCCTTCTTGCAGACCACCGAGCAGTCGACCAGGCGCTTCCCGCGGCCGCGGAGGCGATGCTTTCGATTCGACATGGGGCTCTCGTTCTCCGTTGGGTTTCTTCTCCGGGGTCCCTTTGTCAACAACTCAGGGGAGAGTTACCGGCGCCGGCGAGCGGCCGCGAGGCCGTGGTGCCTGAGCAGCCGCATCTCGCGGTTCACGGACCGCTTGAGCTTGCGCGTGTCCTCGCCCCTCGAGCAGGAGAACGCGATCGACAGACGGCCCCGGTCGTTGCAGAGCACCACGCCCGCGCAGTTGGCTTCCCGGACGAGATGGGTGAACGCGGGGATGGCCTTGTCCTTCTCGCGACAGGAGACCTTCGTCTGGATCAGTCCGCTTCTCACTTGTGCCTCCGCTTCTTGCGGCGACGCCCCTCGAGCGACGCCGTCGTTCCCTTCGACCTGAGCAGAACCTCTGTTGCGCCCGTGAGGCAGGCCTGCTGCTCCGCCATGTCGCGCAGCTTGACGCAGCCCTTGGAAACCTGGTCGACCGCGTCGGAGAAGTACAGAGCCTTGCCTTCCGAGATCGCCGTCACGACTCCGTCCACCGCCTTCACGCACGCTTCGATCTGGTCGCCGTAGCCGCCTCGCCGGCCGTACCGCTCGCTCTTGCGCCCGCCGTACTGTCTGACGCAGCCCTGGATGGCCCACTGGCGAACCTTGAGCGCGCCCGAGAGTCCTTTACCTTTCATGACCGTTCCCTTCCTCGCGTTCGACCTTGGCCGGGTTCGGCACGCAGTAGTGGACGTAGCCCTCCCGGTACTGCTTGTGCTCCGGGTGCCAGATGAAGAACCTGCTCCCCCAGAGTACCGCATCGGGCTGGGTCTTGTACGGGAGGAACGGAGCATCGACGACAAACTTCCCCTCCCTCGTGTAGAGGCGAACCTTGATCATGGCGGCGAAATCTTCCGGAGTGACCATCTCTCGGGCGAGCTACTTGCAGCCGCAGAACTTCTGGCAGACCTTGGGCTTGTTGGCGACGATCTTCCGGATCAGGCTGCCCGCCGTGCGCTGGCACACCGCGATCGCCTTGGGGTCGCCCTTGTAGGCGACGGCGCAGGTCTTGTTGACCTCCGGGATCGAGATCCCGCTCATGCGGGAGCGACGACGACGACGTGCCATGGCTATCTCCTCTTCCTGCCGTTCAGACCGGGCTTCCGGGATGCCAGGCGACGGATGAACGTCGCGACGGCCCTCATGCAGACTTTCCGGTCGCCCTTCGCGGACTTCGCGCACTCCTGGTCGACCACGTTGGCGACCGAGGCCACGTTCTTCGCGTTGATGATGCCGCGGTCCATGAGCTCGGTCTTCATCGTGAGAGCCGCCCGGCTGCACACCTTCTTCGAGCGGTTGCTCCCGTACTTGCCGCGGCACACGCTCAGGACCTCGTGGAACGTGTCCTCGACCTCGAACTTCGTCATCGGCATCTATCGCCTCCCCTGCAGGCCGGGCTTCGACTGGGAGAGCAGCCGGATGAAGCCGCCCACCACGCGGAAGCACACGCTGCCGTACTGGTTCCGTCCACGACGGTCGGCCTTGTAGCTCTCGCACTTCTTGTCCGTCTTGTTGGCGGCCGCCGCGACGTTGTGGGCGGTGAGCTCGGGGCCTTGGGCGAGCAGGTTCTTCGTCATCACGTCGACCGTCTTCGAGCAGGCGGAGACGAACTGCTTCGTGTCCCACTTCTTGAGGCAGAAGTGCTTCATCTTGCCCGCGGCGTTCATGATGTCGTCGCGGTCGATCGCGCCCATGCGGATCCGGCGCTTGCGTCGAGCCATCAGCATCTCCTGTTCCTAAGTCGCCCTCGTCGAGCGTCGCGTCAAGGTCGGCTCTCGTCGGGCTTCAACCGCTTACGCGGTTTCGCTGGGCCAGCGCCAGTAGCGCCCCGGCGCCTGCTGGTTGCTGCGATGCACCTGGCTGGTTTCCCGGGCGATCTTCCGACCGTAGCTGTCGGTCTGGTTCTCGTCCGTCTCCACCACGACCACGTTGATCGACGAACCCCAGTTCGCCGTCACCAACGCATCCCGAGCGACTCCGCGCTCGTCCACGTACACCACGTGCTGCCCCACCTTGGGTTGTTCCATAGCCGCCTCCTCAAATAAATATTTCGGCTACGGAACCTTCTACGCCTCCATCTTGAATTTGATCCGCTTGCCACCGCAGTTCAGGGTCTTCTTTTTGAAGTCGAGCTTACAGCCCGCCTTCGTGAGGAAGTCCGAACCGATCAGGACGTCGCCGTTGATCCCGTCGCTGATGAGGACGTTGCCCCGGAAGCAGACGGCGTCGAGGCAGAGCGTGGCGTCCTTCAGGGCCGTCGCATCCTTGATGCCGTTGGCCGTCTGGACGCGCGCCGGCATCGACTCGAAGTGGCCGGTCTTCTGCTTGAGCACCGGAAGGGCCTCGGGCGGCAGGATGGTGATGGACGCACCCGAGTCGACGAAGACCTTCATGTCCTTGGGAGACCTCCAGCCGAAGCCGGTCCGGTTGTTCTTCACCGTGAGCTTGGCGGTCGCGAAGGGCTTGTACTTGCCGCTCATCATACCCCCGTGGTGAAGAACCGGACTCCCTCGAAACAGCGCCGGCGAGGACCCCGGTCCTTCTCGGTCGCCTTGCAGACGCGCAGAGCCGCCTTCCGGCCGACCTTGAGGCCACGCTTCTTGGTGAGGCGCTTGGCGATGTTGACGCCCCGCGCGCAATCCTGCCACTGGTGAAGGCTGGTGTGGAATCTGCCGCAGGCCTCCACGGCTTGTTCCGCGACGCGCTCGAGGTTCTTGGGCATCGGGCCTCCCGTTCAGAGGGAGGCTATCACAATCCCTGTCGTAATGGCAAGTCCGAGTCCTCCGGCGATCGCGAGGGGAGTGGGGACGCCCAGGATCTCGCTGGATCCGCCGTCCCGGCCTTCGCCCACGTCGTCCAGGGATTCGCCGCCGTTCACGATCCGGTTGTAGCGGTCGACGTAGCGACGCCCCTCGACGTTGGGGTACTTGTGGGCGATGGCGTCGGTGAGGTCGTCGATCCGGGTCTTGGCCGTGGGGTGGGACTGGAGGAAGGCGTCCAGGCCCGTGACCTCGTGCTCGAGGCGCTGGAACTTCTGGAAGGTCGAGACGGCGCCCATCGGGTCGTATCCGGACTTCACCATCGTCTCGAGGCCGTGGGCGTCGCTCTCGAGCTCCTGCTCCCGGCCGAAGCCGTTCAGGACCAGGCCCATCGCCAGCTCGTTCGCCTTCTCGATGGCCTCGCCCTGCGTGTCGTTGAGCCGGCCGCCCTTGCCCTGCGCGTAGAAGCCCTCCGCCAGCGCGAGCATAAGCCCGAGGCCGATCCCCCGGTCCATCTGGGCTGCGATGTGGCGATGGCCGAAGTGACCGTTCTCGTGTCCCAGGACCTCCGCGAGCTCGGCTTCGTCGCCCAGCATCTTGAGGAGGCCCTTGGTGACGTAGATGTTCCCGTTCCCGAGCGTGAAGGCATTGATCACCTTGTCGTCGTTCAGGACCAGGAACTTGTGGGGCTCGTTGCCCCGGAGCGAGTAGGGGAGCATCCGGCGGCCGACGAAGTCGATGTACTGGGTCAGGCGGGCGTCGTTCGAGACACCACCGAACTGCTCCTCCATCTGAGGAGCCGCCTGATCTCCGGTGGCCTTCTCGACGAATACGGGCGTGAGCGGCATCTACAGCCCCATGTCCTTCTTGACCATCTTCGTCACCTGACGAACGAGCCTCTTGCCGGCGGGTCAGGTCGCGGAGACGTAGTAGGTGACGCCCTTGGGCGTTTTCTTCGCTCCACAACCCGGCTTCGCCGGGTTGCTCTTCGGGTCTACCGGCTTCCCCATTTCTTCTTCAGCTCCTTCACCACGGCCTTCGTCGAGAGGTCGACGACCTTGCGCCCGAGTGGGCACGACGAACACAGCGAGAGGACCGTGCTGCCGGGCTGGGGTTTCTGCTGGCCCGTGACGTACTGGACCTTGCGAGGCTTTCCCATGCCGGGAGTCTATCGCGAGCGAAGGGCGGAGTCAACCTCATGCCCGTTCCCGGCTGACGCCGGGAACGGGCGAGAAGAGGCTCGGGGAAAGAAAAAGCCCCGGCCGCCTGGAGAGGCAACCGGGGCTCAAGGTTCGGTCGAGATTAGAGCGAGGTGACGATCGCGCCCGTGGGAGCCGGGGGCGGGGTGGGCTTCGCGAAGAGGTTCTGGACGAGCGGGGCGAGCTGCTGCGCGACCGGCGCGAACGTGGTCAGGAGCTGCTGCGTGCTGGAGGGCTTGGGAGCCGCGGGAGCGGCGGGGAGCTGAACGACCGCGGTGGGCGCCGGGCTCATGTGGCGCATCAGCGTCAGGCCGCCCGTGACGAGAGCCGTCAGGCCGCCCAGGATCGCCATGACCATGCCGCCCTTGCCCTTCATGATGAGGCCGCCTCCCAGCAGTCCGGCACCGGCCGCGAGGCCGATCGCTTCCTCGGTCTTCACGATGGGCTGGGCCAGGTTGATGACGCCGAGGTGGCGAATCATCGGACGGGGCGACGCGAGCGACCCGCCGTAGAACTGGACGCTGCTGTTCAGGCTCATGCTCTCCTCCCGCACATTCGACCGAACTGTACGGCATGGGAGTCTGGAGGTCAAGCCTGTTTAGATGATTGCCGGGGAGGCGCACTTCCAGCGGGCAAGGTCTTCCCTCATTTTCGAGGCGATGGTGGCGACCCCCTCCCCGAACTTCGCCAGGCCCGCGTAGTGCATCATGTTTGACTCCGCAGCCTCCTCGACGGTCTGGTGACGGCCCCAGATCGTGTTCCACCGCCAGTCGAGGTGCATGAAGGACGCCTCGAGCTGGTGGGTGCGGACGTTGACGTAGTTCTGCTCGGGCATCCCGCTGTTCTCGAGGAAGTGTGTCGGGGCAGCGAAGATGTCGGCGTGCCGGCGCGAGAGGACCAGGACCCCTGCGTTGAAGTACCACCGGGGAACCGGGTCCACGCCGTAGAACTCCGCGCAGCGGCGGTACTCGTCGACGCGCCCGGTTTCGATCATCTCGTCATGGGCGGCGAAGTGAGTCTCAGGGACGAAGTCGAAGACCGACTGGGCGGTGGGCCGGATCACCGCATCGGCGTCCACGTAGAACGTCCGGTCGTACTCGGCCACGATCTCGCGCAGCGCGAGCTTCTCCCAGTGGACGTGCAGGTTCGGGTACCGGCGCTTCGACATGACCACGAAGTCGGCCCCGATCTTCTCCGCGTAGAGCGAGAGCGCCTGGAAGGAGACGGATGCGATCTTCCACCAGTCGTTGCCGAAAGCCATCGAGACGACGGCCTTCCTCAAGGACAGGTTCCGACGATGATGTTGGCCTCGATGCGCGCGTTGTACGCCGGGTTGATCGCCCGGATCAGGCCCAGGACCTCGTCGTCGTTGGTGCCGAACAGCTTGAAGTCGTGACGGTCGTCGACGAGGATCGTGTGGTCCTTGCGCTTCGAGAACTGCGCGATGGCGCGCAGCTCCCCGACGAGCGGCCACTGGAGCTTGTCCTTGAAGGCCACGTCGTCCTTCGAGATCGGGTGGGCGTCGAGCCAGATCGTCGCCCGCTCCTCGAGCGTGGAGAGGACGCGCGGGATGAAGTTCTTCGAGTCGTCGAGCTCGACCTTCCAGTCCCCGGGCGTGTCGCCCAGGTACTTCAGGGCGTAGTCGTAGCGGCCCGGGTCCAGCTCGACCGAGCGGATCTTCTTGAAGCCCAGCGCGAGCGCCAGGATGATCCCGCGGCCGTCGTAGGTGCCCGTCTCGATGAACGCTTCGTTCCGGTACTTCATGAGGGTCGCGGGGAACAGGCTCATGCTCATTTGCAGCTCTCCATCCATTTCGAGAAACGATCATCCCGGTACTCCGGGAACAACATATGGTCGCAGTCGGGTCGGTTGATCCCCTCCATGTAGCCCACGGCGCCGCGCGAGACGTAGGTGTTCTTCACCCAGTCCGGGTAGAGCATGAAGACCGGGCGCGACTCCCGCCAGGCCACGTGCGTCACCGAGCTGTGCGAGGTGATGACGCCGGCCGCGTTCCGGATCGCGACGATCATCCCCGGTACCGAGAGCCGGTTGGTGAGGTCCTCGGCACCCTGGATCGGGGTGTGCCGGATGTACTTCGAGTGGCCGATCACGTAGACCTTCAGGCCGCGCTTCTTCGCCAGCTCGGTCATCGACTCGCACTGGTTCTGCGGCACGTCCCGGTCCGACTGGCCGGCGCTGGGGTGCAGGATCAGGTACGGCCCCTCGGCCTTGATGTAGTTCACCATCGCCTTGTCGGTGAGGTCGGGGTAGACCTCGAGGTGCTGAACCGCTCCCCCCATCGGGCAGGGGGACTGCGCGGGGAGGCCGTGGGCTCGACGCCAGGAGGCATCCTCCCATGGATGGAAGGGCGTGTTGAAGCCCAGGTCGAAGACGGAGAGCTGGCCCGACAGGTTCATGGGGTGCCACTTGAAGAGTTCCGCCAGCGCCGGGTTGTGGCACATCAGGACGACGGCGGCCTTCTTGCCCGGGGGCAGCTTCGCGAGCGATGCGTAGACGTGCTCGTGGCTGTAGATGCGCAAGAGAGCGTCTCCCAAGCCCCCCAGCAGTTCAGCGTACCAATCGACGTGCATGGGCTGGTGCGTGTCGGGCTGGACGCGCTGGAGGCCAGCAGGGACGATTTCGACGTTGTGGGGGACGCTGGTGAAGATCATGACGAGAGCCTCTTCAGGAGGTATTGGCTGAACTTCGTCTGCTCGTAGTCCTCGAACACGCAGTTCTCGTTCTCGGGGTAGGCGATCCCGAAGCGATAGCCCTCGGCGCGGATCACGCCGTCCTTCCGGAACATCTCCCAGAGCGCCCAGGCGCACATGAAGTACGTCGGGCACCGCATCCTCCACGAGGCGAGCATCATGGAGCTGTCGCAGACGACGTTGCAGACCGAGTGCCGCAAGGCCTCCATCGAGCCGGCGATCGTGAGCCGGTCGACGGCGGAGATCGTGTCGGGCAGGTCCTCGGGCTCGACGTGGTTCCCGCCGGGGACGAAGTCGTCCCTCATGACGTGGGGATAGCGTCGACCCAGGATGACCGGCGTGATGCCCAGCCCCCGGCAGACCTTCACCATGTCGGCCACGAGATGCCGCGGGACGGAACGATTGTCGCCAGGCCCCCCGGAGGCGTTGATCGCGAACGTGACGAACTTGTCGGGCAGAGTCTTCAGGAAGGCGACGTCCTCCTTCGATGCGTGGGGATACCACTCGACGGGCGGGATGCCTTCAGGGTAGTACGCGGGGAAGTTGATCCCGTGACGCTGGCGCGTCGCCATGTTCTTCCGGTCGCTGAAGCCCAGGGCGAGGATCACGAACTGGTCGCTCTTCGGGTGGAACCCGAAGAGCTCCCAGGCGTGCGGGTTGTGGCAGAAGATCACGATGACGGCCTGCTGTCCGGGGGCGATGTTGTCGAGCTTGATGAAGGTGTCCGTCTTCGTGGCCTGGATCAGCACGTCCCCGAAGCCGCCGTCGAACTCGAAATAGAGGCCTGCAGCCCGAGCTCTGGCGAGAGCGACGCTGAACTCGCTGGATCCGCCCTTGGGGTTCTCGTGTCCGTAGATGACCTTGGCGCTCAATCCTGGATCTCCAAGAGGTGCTTCGTGATGCGCGCGGCCGCGTGGTCCCACGTCAGCTTCGTCTGCATCCGGTTCTTCAGCGACTCGGCCATGATCTTCACTTCGGTCCGGTTGCGACGCACCTTGCGGAGGATGCTCACCAGCTCCTCGTGCGACTTCTTCCCGAAGACCGAGAAGGGGACGTCCTTGTACCACGGCGAGATCGAGTCGGCGCCCTTGATGGGCGCGAAGCCTTCCGCGTGGAAGATGAAGGCGTCCTGGCCCACGACCTCGCGGTGCGAGGTCGTGTTGGGGCAGATCACGGGAAGCCCGCAGGCGGCCGCTTCGCACACCGGGAGGTTCCAGCCCTCGCCACGGCTCGCGCTGGCGTAGGCGTTCGCGCTCGCGTAGATCCGGGCCATCTGGGCTTCGGTGTACTCCCCGGTCAGCGCGTAGATCCGGCTCTTGTACTTCTCGAGCTCCGCGAAGGCCTGGACGTTCGACGTGTAGTGGGTGACGGCGCAGACGAGGGAGACGTCCTTGTCGCCGGCGAAGGCGTCCTCGAAGGCGCGGGTGAGAACGTCGAAGCCCTTGCGAATCGACGGCAGCCCGACCGAGATGAAGATGAAGCCGTCGGGTCTGTGCTTCTTCCCGGCGTTCTTCGTCGAGAGCAGCCGGCACGGCGGGAAGTCCTTCGGCGGCATGGGGCGGTAGAGCAGCGGGTCGACGCCGAGGGGCATCACGCGCGCCGGGATCTTGAGCCCCGACTTCTGGAAGGCCTTGATGTTCCACTCGGTCGGGCACCAGAGCTCGTCGAACTTCGCATTGAGGTGGTTCACCATGTCGGCGTGGATCCGCTCCGTCTCCATCATCGTGTAGCAGATTTTCGGGAGGTGCTGCCCGGAGACGGGTTTATCGGGACCGAAGAAGCGCACGAAGGGCGCCTTCTTCGCCACGCGGAAGTTCTCGTAGAGCTTGTACCGCGCGCGCTGGTACTCGTCGCGGTAGGGCGGCTCGAAGGAGTGATGGAGCTCGACGGCCATGGAGTTCGCGACCCGCATCACGATCTCGCGGTTCGCCTTGCCGTAGCCGGAGTAGCCCGAGAAGACGCCTTCCCACCGCACGCCGGGACTGAGCAGCTTGCGGCCGTCTTCGGTGCAGCAGTGGCCCCCGACCCCGAGCGTCTGGTCTGCGATCTTGGCCGACGCCGGGCGGAGCATCCGGTTCATGAAACCGGCGAGGCGGCTTGGGATGGTAGGCTGCTGCTCCTGCCCGGCGGTCTCGATCTCGTTCTCGTTCACTTGCCCTGCCACTCGATCAGCTTCTTCTGGAGGAGCTGGTAGGTGGCGTTCGCCATGACGTCCTCGTCGCGCAGGACGTTCATCATCTCGATGATGGCGATCGACTGGCCCTTGCGGAGATCGGGCGTCGAGAGGTCGCGCTGGTCAATGCGCTTCAGCGTCTCCTCGAAGACGTGGATCAGATCCGACTGGCCCAGGCCGAGATTCGACAGCAGGTTCTTGAACATGGTCTATTCCTCCTTGTCCCCGAGAAGACCTTCCGTGAGGGCTCCGATGACGTTGTCCTTCAGCTTCGCCACGAGCTCCGGGCTCGAGCTCAGGACCTCGAGGGCGAGCTTCTGGGCGAACATCTCGATCGCGGAGTCGATTCCCTTTTCGAGCGGGTTGCCCGACTTGATCTCGTAGACCCGGTCGAGCACCTTGTCGATCTGGACATTGATCTCCTTGATCACGTTGAAGGGGTCGAGGGTGGAGGTCTTCGCCGGCGCCGCGGCCGCGGGACGCTCCGCGAGGCGCTTCTCGAAGTCCTTCATCGCGCTCTCGCGAGCCTCGAAGTAGGTCTTCTCCATCTTCGAGATCGTGAGCCGCGCGAGGGTGCGGCACATGGATTTGGCGTCTTCGGGGATCTCGGTCCACGCGGGAAGCCTCGAGCCGCGCGCTTCGGCGGCTTTCACGTATTCCCCGTGGATCTCGGCAGCCAGGCCGTCGATCGCGGCCATGGCATCTGCCTTCTCGGTGTTCTCCATTCCATTCCTCCGGTTCCGACCAACGATTATATGACCGCTCTCCCCACGCGGTAGAAAACGGTCGCCATCACGGCGGTTTCTCCGATGCGCTCGACCAGCGTCACCCTCGACAGCAGGCCGATCAGGATCAGCGCGAGCCCCGTGCCGCCCGCGAGCATCTCCATCGTGTTGAGGAGGACCTGTGGGGCCTCCTGGAGAGACTTCACGACCATGGGCTCGCTGTCGGCGGCGGTGACGCTCACCGACTTCATGACCATGCCCTCGGGCAGATAGACGCGAACGAGGAACTCGGGGGCCGACGTCTCGAAGTCGACCACGGCGGTCCCGTTGCCGTCGGTCTTCCCCGAGAGGATCATCTCCCCGACTCCGTGGCGCACGATCTCGAACTCGACGTTCGGGAAGACGCGCTCCTTGAAGTCCTTCACGAGCAGGCGGAAGGTGACGAGGCGCTTGTAGACGTCGCTCCCCAGGGAGGAGATCCTCCCCATGCGACCCCGGACAAACATCATCGTGGGCTGCATATCAGAAGAGCGACACCACGCCCTTGATGAGCTCGGCGGCCAGCGGGCCGTAGGCGGTGACGGCCGCCTGGAGACGCTGCTGGGACGTGGGTTTCGGAGGCGGGGGCGGCGGAGGCGGCGGAGCCGCCGCCGCCGCAGCAGCGGCCGGAGCCAGGGAGGAGCCGGCTGCCGCGCTGGTCTGGGACGACTTCAGGTGACGGATGGCGGCGGATCCGCCCGCGATGAGCGTGACGAGACCGCCCAGCACGCCCAGGATGATTCCGACCTTGCCCTCGAGCACGATGCCCGTGACGGCGATCGCGGCGCCCACGCCTCCACCCACCAGCTCGCCGGGGGTGAGGAGCGGCTCGGGCGTGATCTCACCGAGCCCGTGGATCATGCCCAGGCCCTTCAGGGCCGCCACGAAGCCGGGGGGCGAGAGGAGGACCAGGCCGTTCTTCGTGGACTCGATCCAGCCGCGCCCGCGCAGCTTCATGACCACGGCGGGGCGGACCTGCATGGCCGCACCCACCCTGCCCACGATGATGATGTCGTGACGGGCCTCGAGCTCCGCGACCTCCTGGTCGAGATCCTCGATGGCCGCCGGGTAGGTGCTGTAGACGATGCGACGGAAGTCGGAACGCATGGGGTGCCGGATCTTTTTACCGAGAGCCTCGTGAAGGACGACGACGCTGTTCAGGCTCATGAGGGCTGTGCCTCCGTCTCGGTGGAAGAGTACCGCCGTTGCGGATCTTTGTCAACGTCGCTCGAGGAGCTGCTCCCAGTCGTGCAGCACGCGGGGGAGGACGACGTTGTCCCGGTAGAGGGACGCCTGCATCACCGCGCGCTGCGACTGCCTCGCCCACGTCTCTTCCGACCAGTCAAGGATCTGCGCCATCGTGGCGGCGACCTCGGCAGGGTCGTTGTAGTAGAACGCCGCATCGCTCGCGAACTCCCGGGCCGCCATGCTGTCCCGGGTGAAGACGACGCTCCCGGTCGAGAGGGCCTCCGCGATCGACATCGGCATCCCGAAGGGATGGGCCGCCTGGTCGTAGGTGTGGATGAAGACGCCGGCGCGGCGGGTGAGCTGCGACGCGGCCTCCCAGCCGACGTTCTTGAAGACGGAGACCTTCGCTTTCGGGTTGTCGCGCTGGAGCTGGTCCGCCACGGCACCACTCGGATCGCACGACGCGATCCCCGCGACGTAGCGGTACCGGGGCTCGAGCTCCGACACGCGGAAGAAGTCCCCGAGACGCTTGGTGGGCAGGCCTGCGCCGAGACGAAGCGCGAGACGACGATCCTTCCCCTGCGCCATGCCCGGGTACCGGATCGAGTCGAACGCGACGGGCAGCGCGACGACCTTGGGGTGGTTCACGAGACGCGCCAGGTGGGGGAACAGGTAGAGCCGCTCGAGCTGCGGGATCGCGAGGGTCTGAGCTACGATCGAGTCGGTGAACTCGAACGAGTGGGCGCGCACGGTCATCGGGATCT